ATGTAGTGGTCCACCAGGTGTAAAGCTCAATAATTTCCTTTGCGGCCTTGGCCTGATAAGTTGGTTCGCCATATCCTTTTTCATCGGGAGAAGCACCCATGTCTTTGTCAACAACAAGACCACTAGCCCAGGTCAAATAAGCCAGTCCGGCTTCGGGACAACGCCATGTACGCCAACGCAACCAACCACTGCGCCACCAAGGAACATTGTATTTTTTACGTTCCTCATCATTCCACATGCAGTAGTTCCATGCTTGTTCTATCTCAACAAAATCAACCAGCTCATTGAATAAGCAAGGCAGAAAACGGTTCCCCACGTCCGACCAGCTGCCAGGTTTAATATCCCGGGGATGAGCGGTAAGGCTATGAGAACGAGAAACAAATCTGTTGTTGATATAGTATCTAATATCATTTAATTTATCCGTAGGGTAGTATACAAAATTTTGAATAGCATCTAATGCTTCTTCGGCCAGCCAATATCGGAAGTTGTGTCGCATTTGCGCAGTGGTACGCCATTGGTCCCACTCTTCGCTGGTAGCCGAAGATAACTTTTCAGTTCCACGAATCCAGTCAGCAAATTTTGTACAACTCCAATAATTTTTCATGATTTATTTTTTTGATTTTGTTGTTTTTGTCTTTGTTGCAGAAGGACCAACTGAGTCTGCTGTCTTTGTCTTTGAAACTTCTTTCTTTGGAATAGTAGCCAAACGAGCAAAGTATTGATCTTTAACTTCTTGAAATGTGGCTGTAATTACGATAACAGCAGGTTTAAACAATGTATGTGGCAAATCTGGATCTGTGGTAACCATCATTGGAACAAAGGCAAACCCATCATTGTATTGCATTAAACGATATGGCTTATCTAAATCAATAGAGTTGTCATCCTCGCTAATATATTTTCCTACAACTTCTTCTCCAGTTGTTAATTTGATACTTACGATATCATCTGTTTTAAATTTTGATTTTGTTACTAACATATTTTTCCTTTTTATTGAACAAATTGTTTTAAATTCGGAGGAGTCCATCCTACGGGCTTTAATACTTTACCATCTTCACGTTTACGAACCTTACCTGTTTCTTTATCAATTTTGGCAAAGTTGGTACTCATAACTTCTTTCCAAGCACCCTCGGCATCAAATCCCCCACTGTGGATAGCACCAATAGTGACAACTAAAATATCAATTAACGCATCTAGTTGCTCTACTTTATCTCCCTGAGTAACCGCAGAATTTAATTCTGAAAATTCTTCTGCAATTAATTCACAGTACATATTGTACTGTTTTTCATTAAACTTGTCAACAGTTTGATCGCATGCCTTCATGAATTTTTCTTGATCTCTAAATGGATTCATTTTAACCTCTAATGCTTGTTTGTGTTTTTATTACCTTCGGACCATCACTCTGGAAATCCATTCCTGCTCCGCGCCCTTCGTAAAATTTACCATTCCACTTCATGTTTATTTTTACACTTTTATTTAATACCACATTGAGTATTTTCTTTTCAGAAAAATCAGCAACCTCGGCTTCTACAAATTGTGAACTTTTTGCTGATCTAATAAGACAGGTGTTATTGTGTCTAATTATTTCCATTTGGTTTTCCCCATCTCATATAAAATTCTGAAAGTTTTTTCTTTTCTAATTCTGCTATAACAACATATCGATAGCCAAATATATCAAAATTAGTATTTCTATGCCATTTGGGTTTCTCAACAGCATGTTCCATTACAAATTTACCAGGATCACTTTCTTGCCATTTTAATAAAGGTTCCGCTGCATATAAATCTGGGTCTTCTACGTCACCTATTTTGAACTGGTATACAACTATTTTATGGTATTCTTTAACTTCTTGAATACCATTCTTCTCAATCAACTGATATTTCACTGTTCCCATGATAGGTAATACATTGTGATAAATTTTTCAGCGTCTGATTTATTTTTAAATACCCACATGTCCCAAGCAGTACGATTACAATCAGGCCAAGATTCTAATTGTTCACAAGCCCATTCAACTCGTTTATCAAGATTATCATATTCCATGACAGCGTAATCTGAGGATTTATCAAAATCTTCTTTTAAGGTTATTCTCCATCCTGTACGAATAAAGTCCAACTCTGGAATTACTTTATGTCCATTTTCCATAATATCTTTTAATTCATCATAGTTCTGGACAAGTCCTTGAACCATGCTTAACCAAGGCTCAGGCTTCATTCTTTGATTTTCTTTTGGCAAATGTTCTGCGTTTAGGTTTGTTTTCTTTATAAACCAATGGCGCATGTTCTTTGTCGGTTTTAGATTTTTCTAAAGCGGCATGAATTTGTTCTGGCGTTGGCTCCAATGGGTCATGTTCTTCATCGTAGTTAAGCCCAGTTTGACTTAACATTTTTAATGTAGCATCGATATCTGTTAGATCACGCATTGAACCTACAGGCCCTTCGCTGTCTTGACTCATTGTATGCCATGTCCTTATTTCAAGTAATGGCTCAATAGAAGTAGGCACTTTGATCAAATAATAAGGTTCATCATTGAAATCTAACTCAGATAGATCGAGTATCTTGATAACTGTACCTTTGGTTAATTTGTTTTGATTACGTGTGATTCCGTAGATCCACACGTTATCGCCTACTTTATAGGATTTTTTAATATTCATAGATTTTGTGCTTGTACTTCTCGAGTTTTAGATTCAAGAAGATCCTTTACAAATTTAATTGCTTTACGATCAGTATCGTAAACATATTCTTGATCTTCGTCATCATCGCTCCGCAACGTAACAATTACGCCATTACGTGCCTTGCGAATTTCTATTAACTCGTACATACTTGTTGCCTTTATTTTGGAACGCTCAAATCATAGTTAAAGTGGAAAATACCAATATGTGATGTTTCTCTGCTGAGCTCTTGATCACACCAAACTTCGTATCCTGTCTTTTGTGCCTGTTGACAGAAATAAATGTCTTCACCAATTTCCAATTTTAATTCTGGAATGTATTCTTGTAAGTAATGTGGTTGTGGTACTTTTTCATAAACTTCACGTTTAACCATTACTAGTCCATGTGGTAATACATCGATTAATTCCATTGCTGGACTATTTGCCGTTGTTTGGAATTCTGTAAATTGTCCAGCAGTACCACTCATACCTGTAAAGTTAGGATTAGGGAAACGACGTCTACGATAGTTAGCACCAACAATATGCTTGTTACGTTTTAACAAACGAATAGGAGCATCAATTGGAAACTTCATATCGCTATCAACCCACCAGATATGACTAAAATCACTTTTAAGGAAAATGTCAACTAGGTTGCGTCTAGCGATGGTAATAACACTACCGATATTAAACGCACAATTAACTTTAATACCATTGGCTACCATGTTAGCAGTTGCCATGGCCAAATGTTGAGCAAACTCAGCATTAACCATTTCCATTGCCGGAACAGCTACCATAACACTTGGTCGGTTATCTGATTGTTGAGCAGATTGTCCAATTTGTGGTGCTGGACGTTGAGCCACTTGTTGTCGGCTTGGAATATTTAATTTACCTTTGTTTTTCATTATTATCCTTTGTATGTTTATTATAGCTGAAAAAATCTGTGTGAGCAAGAACTTATTTGCCCAATCTGTACGTATTTAATGTGTTTTATCATCGTGGCGCAAATTCTTGTTGTAGTTTAATATTATCAAAAAACTCTTTCTTTGTATTACCATCTGTATTAAAAGAACCCTTTAATACTGTTGTTTGTGTTAAACTAGAGTGTGCCATAATACCTCTATTTTCACAACATCCGTGTGTCATTTGCATATATACACCAATATCTTCTGCGCCTGTGGCCTTGCCTATTTCTTTAGCAATCTCATTACAAAGCTCCTCCTGGAGAGTACCTCGTCTGGCGCACCATTGTGCGATTCGGCTGTACTTGCTGAGTCCGATAAGTTTTTGTGCGGCAATAATACCAATATAAGCAACACCAGATACGGGTTGGTGATGATGGCTACACATACTACGAAGCTCACTGCGCACAACCAACATACCTTGGTAGCGGTCCTCTGAATCATTTGGAAATGCTGTTGCGTCTGGTGCTGAATCATATCTTCCACTCATTACTTCATTAATATACATTTTTGCCAATCTCTTGGCAGTACCTTTACTACTAGGATCTGTTTCTGTATCAATTAACAGAGTCTTTAGTACTTGTTCAAATGCCTCAGTTGCTTCTTCGATTAATTGTTTTCTAATAGCAGGGCTATCTACATATTCACTGATGTTGTCATTGGCCCAAAACCTTTTACCATCACGCCGCATTTTAAAACGTAATACATCTGCTAGCGTTGATTCTTCGTAGCCGCCGTCTCCGGCCATTGCGTCTAACGCAGTTTCTTTTTTCTTCTTCAAGTTATTCTCCGATGTTAAGGCAGGGGATTGCCATTTGTTTAGTTTACGATATTATTTAGAATCTGTCAAGCGTAGTATGGTATTTTTCTTAACCGCGGCATCCAAAACATTTAATGGTATGCCCTGTTGTTCAGAAAATTTTAATAGTGCCGATGTATCTTTAGGAAAACATGCTCCGCCGAATCCATAATGTCCATCGGGTCCTGGAACCTGCATATGACTGTTACCAATACGTTTGTCTGCCTTTATCATAGTGGCAATTTTATTATAATCTAAATTACACTTGTCTGCCAGTTGTTTAAGTTCATTCATAAAAATAACTTTGGTACTCATAAAACAATTGATAGCATATTTGGCCAAACTGGCCTCACCAATTGAACAATATGACACAGATGATAGATCTCGCTGTCCTATTCTAATCAAACGTTCTGCTTCACGTTTATATGCCATAACACGGCCACCAATGATAGCAAACGAACCGTTGGCATAATCAGCCACAGCATTGGCCGCAGTTAGGAATTCAGGAGCATGAACAAGATTGGGATATTTTAAATTTAATTGTTCGTACACATCCGGCGGTGCTGTACACTTACTAATGATAACACCGTGATAATTTATACGTGATAATTTATCTAGGATGTCTTCTAAGATACTGGTATCGCAAGTACCATCATCATCTTGTGGAGTAGGCACACATACAAATACTCCATCACAATTTTCTAAATCATTATAAGAGTGTGTTCCTCTTTTTGGATTGCTGTCAACTAATTTTAAATTACATAATGATGAATCCATTGCTTCTCGAATAGCATTGCCAACAAATCCTAGTCCTATAATACCTACTGTTGCTTCGGCTGTTGATGCCCAATTGTATGTTGCTCCGCCTAGTGTTCCTGGCATCTGCATGGTATTAGAAGGGTTAACTAAATTGGAAATTTGTGCGGCTGTTAATCCTTGTATGTTTACATTAGTTGTCATTTGTTAATCCTAAAAAAATCATTTCTCTTTCTGTTATATAGGCTACAGGTTTAAGCCAACCATGCCCGATACATTCCTGAATCAAATCTCGATAGTTTTCTGGGCATCGTCGACTAATTTCAAATCCTGCTCTTGAAACAATAGTTAATCCATCTTGAATTTGAAAATGCTGATCACCTGGTCTAATGGTGTGAATAGTGGAGGGACGAATGGTATAAGTCATTACACTATTATGGCATAGTGTTATTTAAATGTCAACGACTTATCCAGTCTTTATTACGGTAAGGTTTGCCAGATATGGCATTAGGAAGATATCTAATGGTTTTGCTTTTGAGTCTTTTAATTATCTTATGATCGTGATCCCAATTAAATGCTTTAAGATATGATCTCAAACTATGCGATGCTACTTTTTTATTGGTATATCTACGACTTAGATATTTTTCTACGGTGGTTTGATCATCTTTGAACTTACGTAATAACTCGCAGGCTATATTAAAAGCATAAGCATCTATTTCATCTGAACATCCTAAATAACTTTGCTCTTGTCTTTGTTCAGTTTTTTCTGCTGTGCTGGCATAATCTGGTAGATATTTAAATTTACGTCTACGGTACTGTCTCATGTGAATCAGTTCATGTAGTATAACATCGACCATTATGTAGCACATGCGATTAAATCTGAGTTTACTATAGGTTATTTTTTTATCAGATGTATTATAAACAAATTGTAATTCGATACATTTTTGTTTATTTTTATCAAGGTCACTGTAATAAGTTCCGCCTACATATACCCATCCACTATCTACTTTTGGATCGTAATGTTTGGCTATTCTAACCGGTAGATAACGTTTTATATGTTTTGAAATTACAGCGTGAAATTGAGCTGGAGTAAGTGGAGTATTGACAATATCCGGGGCTAACTCGCGAAAATAAGCGTAAAGGCTGTATTTGTCTAATAAAGACCAATCAAATTTAGGCTTTCGGTTAGGCATAGATAACTCCTAGTGCAACATTATTTATTTCCTGTAGTGTTACACTATTATAACAGTAGTTAATGGAGTAGTCAATTGGTGCGATCGGTAGGATTCGAACCTACAAAACCGGTGTCTAAGACTCGGCCCATCCCTTTCGGAGCTCTGCCAATTTGCTTACGATCGCCTAAAACCGTTCTGTATCAAAGAAAAATGTTTGGAATAATCTACCATTGTGTAAATTATCTCCAAAATAATCCAAACTTGCGTGAAATAAATCAGATCTATAAATTACAAGTCTATTGTATTTGTTACCAATACGATCAAATAGGTCGTATTTTGTGTAATCATATCCCTCGTGATCGTGCGTTATTCTGGTATGTTCTCCGGTGGCTTTGTGTCTAAACAATCCAGTACCGCCAGTATAGGGAGCGTCGGGAGTAAGATAACAAACTCCTGCCCACATGTTATTGGTGTCGCTGTGTATCCAGGTTCTATCATTGGCGGTTGCTATTTGAAATGCCCCTGTGTATCCAGATTCATCAAACGAGTTTGTTATTTTTCCAGCAAACTGCATGTAGTGTTCGATGGCCTGTTTGATATCATCAGACCAAAAAGATTTGGTTCTTGCTCCTGGATAATTTCCTTTTACAGAAAAATCTTGAGTCAGAGCAAAGTTTCTAACCTGATCAGGGTTTACATAAAAATCATCTATGATCAACAAATTTAATCTCATATCAATACCTTACAAATCGTCCGTCTGGACCTAACCATCCGTTGACACGCCAGTCGGTTTCGATAATATCAGATTCATAGGCCCGTGTCAAATAATAACCTAATGTTTCTACATCATAATGATGTAGTGCCGGTTGTGACAACATAAGAGCAACAGAATTAAAAAAATCTAAATATTTGGATTGATATTCTTTACTCCACCCAAACAATACTGAGCAGTATTGATGTAGGGTATTGTCATTCTGTTGTAGCCTACGATCCACCATAGAGTAACCCCACCACTCTTGCCAGTCGTGTTTTAAAGGTCTTTTATAAAATATTTTGCCTCTTGAAGATTCATTGAACAAAGATTTATCAAAACTTCTATCCAAGATATAACGTCCAGAAAATTTAAATTGAAAATCGTGTTCGCTCAATTCATCTTTATAGGCATTCATAAACGTTGCCAACAATAAACATTCACAGTGACTTTTTTGAGGATGTGATCTAACTCTATCATAAATTTCAGGAAATTGTTCCTTAGCACTGATAAATTTTAAATTTATTTGATATCCAAGTAGATCTCTGTACTGTTGCCAGTTATCGCTTATGTCCAAAAGATACATGGTTGTATCATCATCGGTAGCCTGATCAACCGATGCTATAGTAGCAATTGTTTGTCGCAGTCGTTCTTCGTTAGAAAAATAACTACGAGTCTTACTGTAAGTTAATGCCTTGCTATTATCAACTTCAATGGCACTGGTTATAATAAATGCTTTTTTCATTTTCTATAAAAATCGTATTCTTTTAATTTTGTAAAGTATTGGTCAAACAATGGATGTACTACTTCATCATCATAATTTTTCATTGCGTGTTTCCTACAGTCTTTAGGATCAATTGAATCGATATTTTCTATAGCATGTAACACATCTCTAAATTCTCTACAGCGAAATCCTGTTACACCTGGTATGACAGTTTCGGCAAATCCGCCCCAGTCTGTAGTAATGGCTGGAGTTCCTGCCATATATCCTTCTGCTACCATATTACCAAAAGGCTCAACATAGTAGGTAAGTCCCATAATGGCCTTGGCGTTCTTCATCAACTCTTTACGCTGAGTGGCATCACACAATCCTACCACTTCAACATGATCGGGTATTGAATCATATCCGATATCCTGTAATCGTCCTGGACCGGCAACAATTAATTTTTTTCCAGCATGTGCTGTGGCCTGAATGGCCAGATGAATACCTTTGGCCTCAATAACTCGACCAAAGTATAAAAAGTAATCTTGTTTGATGTTTTGGAATTCAAATTCTGAAGAGGTGATAGCATTTTGTATAACTGCGTCAAACCAACTAGGGCTCATCAGCATACCACGTTCACCGTAGAACATGTGCATTTGTGCGTAACTGACAAAGGCACGATAAGGGGCAAAGACCGCTTTGGTATCATATCCGATACTGGGTTCTACTGCCATAAGGTCTGGATTGGCTTCACAGGCACCTTTATTTTCATGACCAAAGAAACATACAATCATGTCTCCTGGCTGTTTTCTGAGAGCAATTTCTTGCCCTGCTTTTTGATTAAATTTCTGTATGTTTGTACCACGGTCTTCGACCACGTAGTCTAAACACTGTACCATTTCACAAGGAACCTCAGTTCCGTCTATTCCGTAATGAATACAGTTCCATCCGTATTGCGACATGTAGCGTATAAACTTAATTGCCGCAATACTAAATGGATCTATTCGGTTATTGATATTAACCGGACTATCAGCACTAGATAAAATATGTAACGTTGTCATTTTACTCGTTTTAGATATTTAACTGGATCAACTTTGCCCTCTTGAATATCTAATAATGGAGTCATTGAACCGATGTATTTTCCGCTTGAGCGAGTTTGATTTCTTAATTCTCTCATGCGTTGTGTAGCAATAAGCACTAGGTTAAATCTATTGCCGCCAGCCTGCTCAACGCATTTTTCAACATCGAGATCTAGAGCACGTGATAATTTTACTTTCATTGGTTTCCTTGATTTTCTAAATGTACAACATTGACGCCAGACTTGGTAAGAAAGTCAACGCCACTTTCATCTCTATAGTTTTCAGTATAGAAGATTCTTTTAATTCCAGATTGGAAAATTAATTTAGCACACTCCATACAAGGAGCATGGGTAATAAACATATCGCTGTTTTCACCTGATTCGTTTGACATGGCTAATTTTGCGATAGCATTGGTCTCAGCATGAAGTACTTCTGGTTTGGTTATTAAACGATAACGCCAAGGCATTCCGTTTCCGTCCTCGTCAACTAGTTCGCCTTCTAAAGGCCAGCGATCTAAGATTTCCTGTACTGATAATCCTATCAGTCCTTCACTAGGCATCCATTCAACATCCTCGCAGTTGTTATCCCATCCTGCTGGCATACCGTTATATCCAATTGATATAATGCGATTATTCTTAACAATGATGGCACCGACGTGTAATCTGCGAGCATGACTGAGCTCAGCAAATACTTTTGCTGTGGCCATGTATGCTGAAACTAACTTGTCTTTCATCTTGCGTATCTTGCGGCTTTAAGCATTAAAGCGGTTTGTTTTCTTAAACGTCTTATTTCAGAAAAAGCATGTGAACGTTTTTCTTGTTTGGTCCAAACTCCTACTAGAGCACGAGCCTGTGTTGATGTATCTTTTTTATTATCTGCCATGTTATCTACCTCTTCCTGCTTTTTTACTTGTTGGTTTGTTCAATTGAACCTGACTATGCATTTTAGCATTTTGTACTGGGGCTGTTCTAGAGCCGGGTACTTTAGGATTAGCGGCAGCCTTTTTAGCGGCCTCCACAAACGGATTCTTAAATTTCTTTTCTTCTGTCATACCGATCCTTATGTTATGGAGCGGGAGGGGGGAGTCGAACCCCAATCTATTTCAGTTTGGAAGACTGATGTGTAACCACAAACACTTCACCCGCTTATATTGGCGGAGATTGCTAATCTCCTAACTATCTTGGCAGTGAGTGTGGGATTTGAACCCACGGCCCGTATTTCTACGAACAACACCTTAGCAGGGTGCCGATTTAAACCTCTCATCCAACTCACTAAATTATTATAATATACTTATATCAATTATTTGTCAAGGTCTTTCAACTTGGAATTTAATTGTTCAATTTCATCTGCCGCTTCTTCTAACAGGTCAGCAATGCGATCCCTGGCACCTTCCTCCACACTTCGACGTCCGGGAATTTGTCTACGTATTTCGGCTCGCTTGCGTAAACGGAATACAAGACTCTGTTCACTGACTGGTAAATGGCTTTCGTCTTTCATTCTTTAATTCCGAACGGATTTTTAATATAATTTGTTAACAGTATACTATAATAATCAAGTGCCACTCTGTAAAACAAATCATCAAATTTGCCTTCATTTATTTCGGAAGTTTCCTTATAGGCTAACTGCCCGGCTTCCTTCCATAATCTTTGTTGTGCTGGGGTCATTCTTCAACTCCGAAATGTTCTTTAATCATTGTAGCAATCTCTGGCGGTGTTAGCGGATGCTTCTCGCCAAATGCAGGATTCCTGTATCCACCATTCACAATAACCTTACCACATTCCCGAACAATCAACTCGGCAAACTTTTCAGCATTATCTATGCTCATCCACTTACCACTTGAATCGGTACCAGACTTTTTTACTAGTTCTTTAATTTGTGTATTCATACAATTTCCACAATGTGATATTCTGAATTAGGATAATTTTCTATCAACCATTCCAACATGCCCGGGTCATTGGGCAGTCGGATTGATTGAAATTTGTTTGTGATGTAAATCATAGGTTAGGATGATGTGTTTTAATTTCGCCTTTAAGAGCGTCCTTGACAATATCTTCCATACTGACAGCAATCACGCCTGTGGCATCCATTCCAACATCTCGGGCACGGAATCGTTCTAAACCACTTGTCTTACCATGTACATGTCCAAACAAATGAACAGCACCTCGATGCATTTGATCCCATTCCAAAATCGGAAAGTGGAACATCACAACTTTTGTACCATCATATGTGATGTCCAAATACCGGTGTATTTCATCAAACGCACCGCGGAATGTTGCGTCTAACAATGCTTTACGATCGTGATTGCCTTCGATTAAAATTTTTCTGCCATTTAAACGATTTACTGTTCGTCCTGCTTCGCTACCTGACATGAATGCCACATCACCTAAGATGTAAGTGGTATCCTCTGGAGCGATCAAATCGTTCCATTCCTTTACCATGGCTTCAGTCATGTAGGCAACATCATTTCGAAATCTTGCCCTTGTTACTGGACAAAATTTCATAATGTTTGTATGACCAAAATGTAGGTCACTGGTTACCCATATTGTCATTTTATGCTCCTACAAATTTCCTAACTTCATTGTGCGTACCAAATTTCTGTAAATCCTTCTTCCAGTGTAGGGGTCTCCCGATTTTCAATCATCGAATCTATTACATGTTTAGGGATAACTTTACCTGGGCGACTTACGAGTCTGCGTTTAAGTTCTGTTGGTTCCGGAGTTCGGAATACCACAGCAATATGTTCATAGTCAGGAAGCATATTAAACTTTTTCAACCGACTCTTTACAGTTGTACTAGTTTGATCCCAAATTATATCTAACTCTTTTTCACGAGCAATAATAACCTCTGCTGACATCAACTCCACTGCTCGTGGCATATATTTGTCAAATATTTCAGTATAGGTTTTACCTTGTCGTTCTGCTTCGGCATCTACAAATTTATCTGTAGAAATATAAACACAATCATTAAACCAATCTTGAACACGAGCCCATGTGCTTTTACCCGAACCTGGCACCCCGATCAATTGATAACATTTTGGCATTATATCCTCTCTTTCTTTACTCGTCCAATTCTGCTTTTCTTGTTCCAATCATAAGCAACGCCATCGGGGCATATACCATCTTTGATTGAATCAACTCCAAACAGTCCTACTACTTCAAATCCGTTGCCTGTTATGGTAACAAATTCATTTATTGATTTTGCGTATTCCATTGCTTCATTAAGTGATGGAAACGTTTTAATTTCTTCTTGCTTGATTACTTGATACATACTACGATTATAGCAAAGGTTTTACCATATGTCAACTAAAAATGGCCGGCCCTGACGGATTCGAACCGCCGACAACTGGTTTCGAAGACCAGGACTCTATCCAGCTGAGCTAAGGACCGAAAAAAGATAACCCCATCGTACAGCTATGCTCATCAGAGGGTGGGGCCTATATTGTTTGGCATCCCGGGAAGGAGTTGAACCTCCAGCCTTTGCGTTTGGAGCGCACTGCTCTGCCAATTGAGCTACCGGGACATTTTTTACGAGGGAGTCCACCTTTGGACCATCCTATATTTTTATATATTTCAAAATTATGCGCGAACTAGACTATAAAAAGGATTGTCAATGCCATTGCTATTGTAACAACCTTGGTGTAAAAAGTTTATTTCGCTATCACTTATAAAATCACTTACATGTCTGTATACAGGATGTAGGTCTAGTTGATTCCTATAAGGAGCCGAATGTTCTCTACGTATACTTTCTATAAATGTGGTCAAGTATCTTTTAGGAAATCCAAACAAACAATCACCAACAAATAAATGTAATGACCAATACGGTTCAATTTCTCTAAAGACAAAATTAAACTTATTATAATCCCAGTTGTAGGTATTTATAGGATGATAAAAATTGATATCAAACCTTGTTAAAATAATAAAATCTACATCTTCGTATAACAGTTCTGTCATACCGTGAAGTCTGGTAATTCTTGGATGACTACCTTCGTATGGAATCATCACAGTTTTGTTAGGCTTATAAAATTCAACCAGTTCGTTGATTGTACTGTGTGAATAGGTTGTTAGGTATGTACTAACAGTATTGGTATCTTTAAAACAGTCAATCACATTGGCTTTAACACTGTCTTTGGTCAATGTCCAGTTACGGTCGGCACCTGCTGTACCAACTCCTTGACCTTGACTAACACCTGTTAACGCTATTGCTATCCTCATATATTATCCTTACATGGAGCATTGGGTGAGACTCGAACTCACGAATCAACGGATTTGCAATCCGCGCCATTAGCCGCTCTGGTACCAATGCCTACTTGGTAGAAGTGGTCGGACTCGAACCGACGGTGAACACCGCATGAAGGTGGCGCATTAGCCGCTATGCTACACTTCTATATTTGGCTGGGGATCTAGGACTCGAACCTAGGAAATGCTGGAATCAAAATCCAGTGCCTTAACCAACTTGGCGAATCCCCAACAATTGGAGCGGGATACGAGAATCGAACTCGTCACTAAACCTTGGCAAGGTCTCGAGATACCACTTCACCAATCCCGCTTATCTTCTTTTTCTATACTTACAATGATAAACATATTTAGGCTCTGAATGATGAGCAGAATACGCTTGTCTAAATGGAAGTATACTATCTAATATAATTATACGTCCTGGATGATATTCAACTGCAACTTCGGTTTCTCCGAGAAGGTTGGCAAATAAAAATTCACCACCGTAATTGCTATCCCATGTTTTGTTAACGTGATACAGTATGGTTTTATTTTGTTCTGTAACTGTTGTTATTAAATTTATACCTACTTGTTTGTGTAAACGACTGCCTGGTATAATTGCTTCAATATGAGATTCGTAATTTTCATATTCATCTAAAAATAAAAATTCTTCTCTTAAACTTTGGTTATTATTAAAATTAAATTCTAATTCATGTTGTTCATTTAAACGACAATCAAAATAATTCCCATTCCTTACTGAAAGAAAATTATAATTTAACTTTGAAGCAAATAGATAGAATGATTCAATCTCGAGGAAATTGAATAAGTTATCTATAACTGTAATTTCATGATTACAAGATGTTAGTATTCTTTTTATTTCCATGATTGATTCCTGTTGTATTAATTATAACACAATTATGTAATAACAACAATAATTTGAAACACATTAGGAGCTAGGCTATCTTACTATTCGGACCGAGCCGATGTTGCCTAATGCGTTTTAATATGGCGTCCCGTACCAGATTCGAACTGGTGTACTCACCGTGAAAGGGTGATGTCCTAGGCCTCTAGACGAACGGGACAAAACTTGGCGGTCCCAAGGAGAATCGAACTCCTATCAACGGCGTGACAAGCCGCTATACTCACCATTATACTATGAGACCAACTTATTTTCCATTAATTGATAATACTCAACAGCCCTACGGGACTGAGCAAATTTTGGAGTCTTCCGCTAAGAAGTCCTAAGCCATTGCCACGGTTATATCAGGACTGGAAGATGGCCCTACCAGCCCCCTAGTTATAGCGTCCTATAACGATACCCGGTGAATACTATCAATTAATGGTGCCCCCCAAGAGACTCGAACTCTCATGCTGTAAAGCACATGGGCCTAAACCATGCGTGTCTACCAATTCCACCAAAGGGGCATTTAATTTTTTAACTTTACTTTTTTAAAGAACACAGTTAATTTCTTAACGTATGTACATATTATAACTGATGTTTGATCAATTGTCAACCGGTGTTGTAAAAATACAACAGTGGTCCGGCCACTAGGAATCGAACCTAGATTGATAGCTTAGAAGGCTACTGTTCTATCCATTGAACTATGGCCAGTATTTGGTACCCTGGGCAGGAGTTGAACCCGCAATAAATTTCTCCTTTTGAGAGAGACGACTTTGCCAATTTGTCTACCAGGGCATTTTTATAATAAATATCTAAAAGGAATCGCAACATGTCAATTTCAATAGGACCAGGAATCAGTATAGGCGGTGGCATCAACCTAGGTGGATACGGACCATGGCCTCCAGGCCCAAATAGTAGTTTACAGTTTTCAAACGGTACCGGCTATGTTTATATTACCGACAGTAATAGAATGAGTGTAACTCCTGGAAACCAATGGACCTTTGAAGGTTTCTTTTATTTTAGTTCATTTCACAATACTGACAGCTATTTTGGCAAATGGAACAATATTAGTAACGAATATATATTTTGGCCCGTAACAGGTTCTACAATGGGATTCAGAACTTACGCCAGTGACGGCTCAACTCCACAAGTAGATCTTGCATTTAATAATCCTTCAACTAATGCCTGGCATCACATTGCTTTTTGTAAAATTGCCGGTACTTTTTACATATATGTAGATGGAGTAGTAGTTGCACAATCAGCAATATCTGGTACTACCAATTATAATTCTGGAACACCGTTTCAACTGGGTGCTGGCGGAAATTTTAACGTCAGTAATTTCAGATTTGCTATGACAGCAGTTTATCCATACGGTGTAACATTTACACCACCTACTGGCCCATTGCCTGCTACTCAAAGTAGCGCATATCCTATAGGAGGAATTGCATCTAACCAAATTGAATTATTGTTGAATACTTATACTGCAACACCTTTGTTGGACGGATCTGGTTATTATGGTAACGTACCGGTGACTGGTACCATTACTTATTCAACCAATGCCCCATTCTAAAAATTGGTGCGAGTACCCGGGGTCGAACCGGGACGGGCAATGCCCGATGGATTTTAAGTCCATTACGTCTACCTATTCCGTCATACTCGCAATTTTTTAAATATTAAATAACAACATGAAAGTTGCAGTACTTATATCAGGCTTCCCCCGATTCACAAAAGAATTTGATCATCTCCTAGAAAGTTTACAAAACTACGATCAAGTAGATTGGTTTTTCATGTTCTGGGAAGCCACTCACCAAGACGATGTTCGTATCCCGCCTAACTGGCCTACTGATATTGACTCAGTACGTAATAGTATACAGAGAAGATTGCCTGAACGCAACCATATAGTTCACCTTTCTATACAAGAGGCTCCTGAATACAACCCAACTATTAAGTATAATACAACACAATGGAGTGTTGATAAAAACATTTGGACCATGTATTATGGCATCTTTGCTGTTAATAATATCAGAGAAGAATACGAGCTTGATCACGAGCCATATGATCTTGTAATCAGAGCAAGGGGCGATGTCGGTATATTTGAACCATTGGACATGCGCTTAATACATCAAACATTATTACGAAATCCTAATATGGTTTTAACACCTACTAATCATAGACAAGGTTTAGGTTTTGCTATAAACGACCTATTTGCTATAGGATTACCTTTGACAATGAGTATATATGCTCAGGCGTACCTAAGACTTGAGGAATACACCAAACAAGGAATGTTATTTCACGGTGAAACTGTTCTTGGATACCATTTACAACAAAATGGAATTCAAACACCGATGACCAATTTTACCTGTGCTATGCGTTATTATAAAAACGATGGCACTCTTAGAACTCCATATGATCCAGATACTGTTGTTAATTACGGACGCTGGAACGATTAGTTATTGGAGGAGGGCTGGTAGAATCGAACTCCATGCTATATTTCAAACACCTCCTGTTTTCAAGACAGGGTTAGCCCCAGGCTAATTAACCCTCCAAAACTGTTAAATACAGTATGAGAGATAGATATGATGATACTGAAAACGCAATACACTATTTGTATGATCAGCTTTCAACTGAAAAATACAAAGCTGTATTTTCATATACATCAGCTTTAGATTTTGTCATGTCGTATCCTAAGATACCGACAGAATTTATAGACTCTTTTTCTTCAGATAAAGTTGATGATAACTTTGTTGTATTGACGTTGAGTCAAATAAGAACTGATTGATTTTATTTTCTCTTGCGGAAAATAGCGTGTAAAATATAGCCTATTATAATAAGACTAATACCAGTCATAAAAATTGCAAATGGCCATTGGTTAGTTAACGCCAATGTATAAATCCAAAAAGCCAGGCCTCCTAGAACGCCAAATATTAGAACTAAGGCACCTAATGCTATAAAGACTGTACCTGCTGTGTACATAATAGGGTTTATGTCTATGTCCAAATTAATTAGATTAAGTATATTCATACAGCTATTTATCAAATTTTGGTACCAACTTGTGGAATCGAACCACATTCCATCACTCTTCAGGCGACCGCTATGACCACATCAGCTAAGTTGGTATTAAGAAACTCTCTGGTTTGAGCTGTCTATGACTAGGCTTAGAGAGCGTGTTTGGGGAGAAGTACGGGAATCGAACCCGTGATAGCGGAATCACAACCCGCGGTTTTACCACTAAACTAACGACTCCGTATTGGTACCTCGTGACAGAATCGAACTGCCGTCTGCGCCGTGTAAAGACGCGGCCCTACCATTAGACGAACGAGGCGTTATCTATATAAAAATGTATAATTGATTCTGCGATTTTCATAACCTGGCTTGGCTACTACAGGTTGTGTTTTATGAAAAAATTTTGAATCAAACATGATGGCACGATTAAATCGATATTCAAAAGATAATCGTGACGCTGAATTTTCTTCTATGAATTTTAAAGACTTAACAGCATTGCCGTTATAATCTTTGTGTTCCCAATCCTCTGGTGGATATATTTTCCAAATGTCTAATCCGTTGTTGCCTGTTTCTAAATCTAAACACTCTTCGGGTGTTACCCAACAGTTTATATTTACAGCGGCAGGATCAGCATGAATGTTTACACCATTTGAAATATTGTCGTATATAAACGCCCATGCTCGTTGAAATGTTTTATTGTGTAAACACTTTAGATTATTCTTTGATTCATTGACAATATTGGTCAACAAACTAAACCAAATATATCTTTGACTTAAGGACATTGAAAAATTTACAGCGGCATAATCATTGTAGATATCTTGCCTGTTGTTAAGATACAACATAAAGTTTCTTAACCTCAACGCACAGTTGGGATCAAAAAAATTATCAATAACAACTATTTTATTTTCAGTATATTCTTGATAAATCTGATCCCAATCCTGATCAGGATTAAGAGCTATCACGCTTGTTGGATTTAGATCGTTTAAAGTTTCTGTACAGAAAAAATGATTATGCTTGACCATGAAATCATAATATTCTTCTTTATCGTTGTACATTGTGAACCTTTATAATATTGGCTCCCCAGGGTGGGTACGATCCACCGACAACTTGATTAACAGTCAAGTGCTCTACCAACTGAGCTACTGGAGAATAATTTTGGTAGCCTGTCTTGGACTTGAACCAAGGACTCCCACCTTATCAAGATGGTACTCTGACCAACTGAGTTAACAGGCTGTTATGCTGTGCGCTTGATTAAATGATAGCCAAATTGTGTTTGAACTGGGCCAACAACGGCACCGACTTCAGAACCAAATGCAGCATCCTCAAATGGTTTGACCATCATGCCACGACCAAACATACCCAAGTCGCCACCATTCTGACCACTTGGACATTTGCTATGTGCTCTTGCCATAGCACCGAAATCAGTACCAGAATTTATTTGTTCTTGTATATTAACCGCTTGTGCCAATGTTGGCACTAAAATATGACTTGCTCTAACTTGACTCATTTATATTTTCCTCAAAAAAATTTGGTGCCCTTTGTCGGATTCGAACTGACCACCTACGCATTACAAGTGCGTTGCTCTACCAAATGAGCTAAAAGGGCCAATGGTTGCAGGGGATGGACTCGAACCACCGACCTTCAGCTTATGAGACTGACTAGCTACCTCTGCTACACCCTGCGGTAAATTGGTCGGAGTACAAGGATTCGAACCTTATACTCCAAATTGGTCTCGGTGGTAGAGCTCGAATCTACCACTCATGGTCCCAAACCACGTATGTCGCCATCAACACCTCACCGAGATATAATTATGTATTCTGGAAAGCTATCACTCTTAAACCTCATTCTTGCTGTTTCGTGCCCAATTCCTATAGAATCGGCGGCCTGCGAAATCGAGTTGTAAGATACATTGTCTACCAAAACTTCATAACCGTGTAAGTATTTTTTAGATACTTTTTCTTTAACTATTTTTTTAGGACGAGTAGCAGGTACCTTCCATTTATTTCTACCAGCTATCCATCCATTTGGTATTTGTCCATTAAGTACTTTTTTATTTTCTTTAGTCTCTAAATTACAAATCCACATTGTTCCTGCTTGGGAATTATTTTCACCAACTTGTAAAGCACTCATTGCCTTACTCATATCCTCCCGGTAAACTGAAAATATCCTCGAACAAGCTCTATACCTTTCTTGTTTGTTGGATATTGAATTACACATCATGTTAAATGCTTTTAGCATCTTGTAATATGAATTCTTATTACCTTTATACATCTTAACTAATATCCAATGACATATAAAATGTTCCCTGGCGGTAAGCCTTACTAAATTATCTTTAGAGTCAGATCCACCAAGACTTATTGGAACAATATGATGTTTTTCAGTATATCCATCATAAGGATTGTTTAATCTATTCTCAATAATTTGATTGTATAGTTTTGCGTAGTTCATAATATTTGGGTTCTATTGTATTTAGTTCGGTTTCAAACTAATACGCCCAAATAGTTTACTTCGCTACCAGATTACGCCACACGGAGATTAAAATTATTATAAACAATACTTATACAGTTGTCAAATACTGTTTTAAATATTTGGTGGAGGATAAGAGAATCGAACTCTTAATTGAAGCTTGCAAAGCTACCGTTATCCCATTTAACTAATCCCCCATTATATAGATACTGCTGTTTCTAAACACATGCCTTGATCAGTCCAAACGAATGTTAACTGTTTGTGTATAGATTCAAAGACATACACTACTTGATGTTCTCCATTTTGTACTGGATAAAACGTAGTGCTATCGGGCAAACCATAACCTACAAACTGTGGACTGGCCATTGAGGCTAATTCAGAAACGATAGTACTAACACATCCGGTGGTTACTGGTGCGTTAACACTTTCGCCTCCACCACATGCTGTAAGTACAATTGATAGTAATATTGTGTATTTCATGTATAAATTATATACACGACATCTATTAAAATCGCAGATCGTTACTATTTGTTACATTTATTACTATGATATATTTTTTATACCATATAGAAACACACTAACCTTGAAGAAGCCGGGTATAAATCCAGCAACGAATCAGCCAGTGTGTTTTTATATGGTGCGGGCAGTGGGATTCGAACCCTACGACTCTCGGCTTAAAAGGCCGATACTCTAACCGCTGAGTTATACCCGCATCATCTTCTTGTCACCGTCCATAGGACTCTCCTTTAATAAAACTTGGTGGATGAGGTTGGACTTGAACCAACAATGCCGCAAGGCGTCGGATTTACAGTCCGATGGGGTTACCAATTTTCCTACACATCCAAAACACTCTCTCGCTATGCTGTCAACCGCTAGTCAAGTTGCGGAGGTAGAGAGTGTGTATTAAAGCATACTGCTCTGGGGACGCACCTAGTTTAGTCACCGTCAGCAGGGATTAGATCCCAATGTTCACTCTGCCAGTATGCTTTAATACGACGAATTTTTTTATCTACAAGAAGATAAGCCATCCTCGCCGCCGCCCGTTTGGAACTTTGTTTATAGATGTGTTCTCAGGACCTCGTTTCCTAACCTACATCTTTGCTGTACTAGGCCACTCTTTCAAGTGGCTTTTCTTTCTTTTTTATAGCCTCACAGTATTGTAAAGCACGTTCAAACTTTTCCTTAAACAGTTTTTCACGCTGTTCTGGAGTTAGGACATGTTTCTTATACCACTCAGCCTGTCGTAATTTGTTATTGTCTATTTTCATTTTCCTTTCCTACAAAACAAAAAACCCTAGGGTTTTTAGTCCTAGGGTCCTTGGAGTTTGAGTGTTGTTTAATTTACACTGCGGTCTCCTGGACCCTGGGTAACATTTCTGGTGTACGATTTGTATCTACACTAATCGCGGCCAGATTATGTTGAACAATTGTTCTGCCGAAATCAAAACTACCTTCGTAGTTGTAATACTTTGATGATTTTTGCTCGCAGGACGGCTTGGCTACTTTAGCCAATGTGTCTAATGAACGTAATGATCTCTGGTACATTTGATTTCTCTTTTTCCTTTATATACTAATTGTACAATACTTTTTGGTTGTTGTCAACCTCTTCTTTAATTTATTTATCAAATTAATTAACAACGTAGATTAATTGTATGTTTATTTATGATGGTTGTCAACTACTTGTTGTTTTTTTACAACACCAAACTTGCCCTATAAATATCGCTATGACAGCACAAATAGCAATTATAGGAAATGGCACAGCCGGTAGTCTAGCAGTAACACATTTTTTTCGTTATAGTGATTGCGAAATAACCTGGTACTACGATCCTGCTATTCCTCCACAGGCAGTGGGCGAAGGCTCTAATCTTGTAATGCCCAGAGCACTACAGGCCAATTTAGGTTTCTATCATCAAGATCTAGAAAAAATTAACGGCACCATGAAACATGGGATATTGAAATCTGGATGGGGCGATGGGCATGACTTCTTCCACGGATTCATGCCACCACATGCTGGTTATCATTTTAATGCTCTTGGATTACAAAAATACATTTTAGATAAATTATCATCTGAATCTAGGATAAAAATTGTTGAAAAGAATGTCACCGCTGATCAAGTTGACTCTGATTTTGTCATGGACTGTTCGGGCCGACCTAGTGACTACACAGAATATAACTTGTTGGATTCTATTCCTGTTAACTCTGTGTATGTAAATCAATGCTTTTGGGACTATCCACAATTTCAACACACGCTTACCATTGCTAGACCCTACGGTTGGGTATTTGGTATTCCGTTACAGAATAGATGCAGTATTGGGTACATGTATAACAATACCATCAACACTCTAGAAGAAGTACAACAAGATATAAAAAACATATTTGAACAGTACAATTTAACTCCTAGCACTACCACAAACGCATTTACATTCAAAAACTATTACCGACAACAGAACTTTACAGATAGGATTGCCTACAATGGCAACGCCAGTTTCTTTCTAGAACCTCTAGAAGCAACATCAATATCAACCATGGATGGTATACAACGCAGGGCATTTGATCTTTGGACTGGTGCTAAAACTGTAGAACAGGTAAATCAAGAGTACACTGATTTATTAAAAGAAATAGAAAATGTCATAATGTTACATTACTATGCCGGGTCAGTTTACGATACAGATTTTTGGAATATGGCTGTAGAACGTGGCCGTATTAATTTTGAGAAGGCACGATCAAACCCCAAGTTCGTACAAATGATAGAAATGTCTAAAGAATATAAACACGGGGACAATTATTCTCAAGATTACGGATCCTGGGGTGTAAATGCTTTCTATCAAAACTTTACAAATCTAGGGCTATATAAATAGTACTATGAAAGTTGCTATACAAATATCCGGACATCCAAGATTTGACAGTGAATGTTTTACCACAAGTTGTTCTATATTAAAAAACTATGATCAAATAGATTGGTTTTTTCATTTATGGAATACCACACACGCAGACGAATTTAGGATAGCAAGCGACTGGCCAACTGATATTGAACAGATAAGAACTCGATTAACTGCCATGTTACCACCAAACAGTAACATTGCTCACCTGTCTGTTGTAACACCACCAGTATCTACGTCTGCTTATACAACAAGCACCTATGTTATTTTTGGACCGCCACCATTATCTTTGTGGACCATGTTTTCAGGAATCAAACAGGTAAATGATATTAGACAACAATACGAAACCGCAAATGGTGCGTATGATGTTGTTGTACAAATAAGAGGTGATGTTGATCTAAACGGTACTATAGACTTCGCTGATATTGTTCAACAACTAACAACATCTAACATAATTGTTCCAATGTCTCCAAGGTATAGCCCAACAACAGACGGAATTCCTGTGAATCCAAGAACTGTTATTGGGCTATCATCGGTAATGAATACCTATGGTACTCTTGTAGACAATTGGGATTTGTATTATGAATCAGTATCAATGCCACATGAAAATGTGTTTATTGGACATCATTTAACTACTAACGGTATTACTGTCTCTGATTCTAATTTTTTTGAAAACATAGGTGAGTTTTTAACTGGTGAAAATATTGTACGATCTAGTTGATCAATTTAATTTTTGCGTTGGTTTATTACACTTGTCTAGGATGTAATTAAAACTCAACGAAATTCTATACTCGCCTTCGTCTAACATACAGATGTCTGTACAGTGTTGAAGCCAGCCTGGAAAAAGTATTAACATTCCAGTATGTGGATTTATAGATATTGTATGGTCTGATAACGAATTAGATTTTTTATAATCAACCGCGTGTGTAAGGTTTCCTAAACGAGGATCTAAAAACACTATATCACCAGCAATATGTTCCTTTCCAGCAGGAATGGCAAGATATACAACACCTGAATAAAAAGCATTAGGATGAGAATGCATAATGTGTTTGCTTCTCCTTGTCTGAATGTTACTCCACATACAAGTCATGTGAGTATCATTTTTATCTAATCCTAAATGTTCTTCAAATAAAAATTCAATTTCTTTATCAATTAACTTGACTAAATCTTGAAATTCTGCCAAGGTATTAAGGTTATCATCTGTGGCAGTACTTCCAGTTATGGACAATCCCTGACGCTGTTCTTCTGATAACAGGTTAAGAACAGCGTCAGCACATTTATTGAAAATTTCTAAATTATCAAATGATGTGCCAAATAAGGGAGTTGAAAAAACATGTTCAATGTTTCTATTATATTTCATTAAAGAACTTCATATTCGTCTTTACCGACTCCACATTCTGGACAAGTAAAGTCCTCTGGTAAATTTTCCCATACACCTTCTTTTTCTTCATCGTGGACATGTCCACATACTACGCATACATGTTCTGGTTTCATTATAGTGCCTCCAATACTGCTTGATATGCTTTTGCGTGACGTTCTTCAACTTTCTTAAGAGCATTGAAACGTTTCTCTGCTTTGGCTAGAACTGCGGCAAATTGTGCGGCATGTTCTTTGCTTTCTTCAATTTGGCTTGCAGCTTCTTTAGCGGCTTCCAATTCGCCTTCGCTGATAGCAATCGATTGGAACTGTGGGTACATCTCTGTGAACTCGTATGTTTCACCTTCGATGGCTTTTTCCAAACATTCTTTGGTCGTTGGCTTACCGATTAGTAATTCCAAATGACCCCATGCGTGTAGCAATTCTTGATCTGCGGTGTGTTCGAAATGTTTAGCAACATCTTCGAATCCTTCCTCGCGAGCAATCTTTGCGAAGTATCTATACTTAACGTGTGCTTGGCTCTCGCCGGCTAGCGCACTTCCTAAATTTGCCAATGTAACTGACATGTGTGTCTCCTTTGTTAAAAATTTATTGTAATAGTATTTAATAATGAAATCAAGCAGTTTAATAGGTTTTACCTGAATATTTTTTAATGGCGTCTATAGATTTTTCCTATAAATTAAATCATTCAAATACTTGACTTCGTCTCTGTTGTGTGTTTAAATATACTACTATTATGAAGGAACATAGTCAATGAGTAGAACGCCCACAATTATAAGAGACGTAATCAATAAAGAAGAAACAGCAATTAATTTATACGGTGACTGGACTAGTCCCGAAGCAGAATTGATAACAAACGCTTGGTTAGCCGCGTTAGCAATGGATCATAAACTTCCAGATTGGATTAGATACATGGAAGGTATGAGTGGAAAAAAGTATCGTTATTTTATTAATAATTTGGTTGCTACCACTCCAGACGCACGTTATTTGGAAATTGGTAGTCATGCCGGAAGTACTGCCTGTTCGGCAATCTGGGGAAACAAAGTTAAAGCGACCTGTATTGATAATTGGAGTGAGTTTGGTGGGCCAAAAGAACAGTTTATGGGTAATATTAATCGGGTAATAACACCAGATGTTGATTTTAAGTTTATCGAAAGTGATTTTAGAGCAGTTGACTATAGCAGTATAGGCAAATATAATATCTATATGTTCGATGGTCCTCACTTTGAAAAAGATCAATATGATGGTATTGAGCTTGTACAAGAAGCACTTGATGACCAATATGTACTTATTGTTGATGATTACAATTGGGAAATTGTACGCAGGGGTACAGAAGAAGCACTAGCTCATGTTGGACATACAGTACTTTCTAAAATTGAAATTTCTACGTACATTGGCGATGGACATCCTGTTGTGTCGCATCAATACAGTGACTGGCATGATGGATACTTAATCGCTTTGGTGAGTAAAAAATAATGGGTCGGAATTTATTAATCATATCTCGTACCTGTACGTCGGTTAATATGGTCAATGATACTGGTTCCGGGCGTTATATTAAAGTACCTAAACATCAATTAACCAATACTTGTCTAAGTAGTCTTGTAAATTCTATTAATCAAGTAAAAGGTCATACAATAAAATTAGTTGTTTTAGACGATCATAGTACACCAGACGCAGTCGAAGACATCAAACAAATTGTAAGTCGTTGTCGCTTCCCTGCTGAATTTGTCCCTGTAACAAATGGCACAGGCAATGGCCATACAATGGATTGTGTATACGATCTTGTGGAAAAAGAAGCAACTGATCTTTGGTATCACATCGAAGATGACTACCTACATTATCCAGAAGCCATACAAGACATGTTGGATACAGTTGACGCTTTTGAAAAAATCACTGGCAAAATGGTTGCTGTCAATCCGCATGATGATATTTGGCGTTACAAAATGGATATCTATCCCAGTTATCTATTGTTAGGTCCAACCAGACATTACAGAAGCGTACAGCATACCACATATACTTGCCTAGCATCTAAAAAAATATACACAAAATATCGCAATCACTTTCAAGATGTAGTAACATTAACAAAACAAAAAGCTGATTGGGTTGAAAATAAAAGTATAAATCAAGTTTGGATAAAAGATGATGTGTCATTGTTTAGTCCTATTCCCGGATTGGCATTTCATATCATGGATGAATCTGGAAAGGATCCTTACATTGATATAAATGAATTATGGGATAGCGTACCTAAACTTTGGCAAACCGAAGACTCTACACAGTTTGCTATTATTAGTATGTACAATGAAAGTCACAAAGACCTAGGTGAAGTGTCTTGGCCCATTAAAGAACGGTATGCTGAAAAACACGGATATGGTGCGTTTTGTAAAACAGATAACTTTACAGATCCTGTTAGTATTCAGTTTGAAAAGTTTATTTTAATGTTAGATCTATTTGAAGCCAACCCAGATTTAGAATGGTGTTGGTGGTTAGACAACGATGCTCTTATTACAAACTATGATATTCGTCTTGAAGATATCGTTGACAATGACTATCACGTTATTGTAACTACAGACGTAGCAACAGTTAACGGTGGATGTTTTATTGTTAGGAATACAGAACAAGGCCGAGGATGGTTAAAGTTTATGTTATACATTGGGCATAAAGAGTACAAAGATAACAAATGGCCAGATCAACAACCAATGGCAGATTTTTTTATTAAGTATAGAGACATAATCAAAGTTGTTACACAACGTACAATGAACAGTTATGATTATAACATTTATCAGGTAGAGGGAATTGATCAACTAGGTGAAAGTGGACAATGGCAACCTGGAGATTTTGTAATACATTTCCCTGCGTTACCAAATCCAACTAGGATTCAATTGATGAATCACTATATACAACAACTAGGTTTATAAAGGAAAATAATGAAAGTTTATGATTGTTTTACGTTCTTCAATGAACTTGATGTACTTGAGTTTAGACTACAAGAACTATGGGATACAGTTGATCACTTTGTAATTGCGGAAGCAAATATGAGTCACAGTGGTAAACCCAAAGACTATATTTTATTAGACAACTGGGAAAGATTTAAACCTTATGCTGATAAAATTAAACGTGTACAGGTTGATGATTTTCCTGAAACACAAGATAGTTGGGTACGAGAAAAGTACCAACGCTTTTCATTAAGCAAAGGCATCGAAGATCTTCAACCAGATGATATAATTATTACCAGCGATCTAGATGAAATTCCTCGTGCTGAAATGATCGAAATGATCAAAACAGATGAAAATGACTGGAATCGTTACATACTTTGTATTCCAATGTTTCAGTATAAAATCAATTATATGAAGATATACGAAATATCAAAGCAACCAAATATTATGGTAACACGTGGTCGTGTATACACAAATGGACAAATGGAACGTGAATACACTTTCCCTTGGAATCCACGCCCAGAAGATACTGTATTTGTTGATCACGGTGGCTGGCATTTTACCTACTTCGGTGATGATACAAATGCTATTAAAAAGATTCAGAACTTTGCTCATACAGAAACAGACAGAGCAGATTTGATTGCCAAACACAATATCAATTGGATGGTACAAAACAAGTGCGGACATAACGGTCTTGCTAACTCTGAACGTTTTGAAATTGTAAAAGTTGATGATTACTTCCCAAAATGTATAACAGAGAACTTAGACAAGTGGCAACATATGATTGTTCCAGACGCAGTATTTCATGTAACGGATTTATATAGAGAATGATACAAGATAATTTAATTAAACAATGTGTATGTGGAGCAACTGACTCTTTTGAATTAGAGACTCTACACAATATAGAAGTAGGCGGCTGTAAGTCTTGCGGAGTTCTTCACGCACAATTATATAATTGGGACGAGGCAAAATATTATGGATTCTATGAAAAAGAATATCACGTAGACTATATGAAAGTCAAAGGCGTTATTAATTATCAAGATAGATATGATCATGATAGAAAAGTTGCCGAACTTAGATTAAAACAATATCAAGAATATGTTAAACCTGGTATGATTGGTTTAGATGTTGGTAGCAGTAATAGTGCGTTTGTTCATGAAGCGATTGCCCAAGGTATTGATTGTACAGGATTAGAACCTGGTAGCAATATTGGTGATGATAGTGTTACAATTAGAGGTACATTAGATACAGTAGATTTTCAAAATAACTTCTATGATTTTATTACAATGCATGATAGTGTAGAACATATGATTTCTCCAATGACAGCATTACATAAAGTATTTGATATACTAAAATCTGGAGGTATTGCCATCATTGATCTGCCAGATTTTTTCAATCCAGCAGGGTATCACCATTGGAAATACATTGAACATCTATGGTATTTTACACAACAACAATTTGCTAGTTTACTAATACAAGTTGGATTTACAATAGAATTGGTAGATACACCAATACCAGGCAAAGTAGTTTTTTATTCAAGAAAGAAATAACATGAAATCATTTTCACATTCAGGTACAACAGGCGATGTATTCAGTAGTTGTGTTGCTGTTAAAATTTTAGGCGGCGGAGATTACTATTTAAAATTACATAACTTAGAACAAATGGTCTTTGAAAAGTTAGGATGGCCTGACGTAGGACGTCATAAGGGTCGTATGACAGAGGATGATTATGAAGTAATGCGTGAGTTTATGTTACATCAAAAATATATTAATAGTTTTGAAAAATGGAACGGCGAAGAAGTTGATCACGATTTAGATGATGCTGCATTACATCATGAAACAGGTTTCTTTCCTCGAAACTTTTCTAATCAACACGCCAAGGCAAATGGAATAGACACACAATATCATTTTAGAGAATTACAAATTGATCCTTACATGGAGTGTAGAGAAGTTCGTAAGTTTCCAGGCAGGCCTATTGTAGTGTATCGTGCTCCTCACTACCAAGAAGGTAATCAATTATTAAGTCCAAATTGGAAAAACTTAATAGACAGAGGACTAAGTGAACAAGGTGTGTTTATCGGATTGGATGAAGATCATCAATGGTTTGAAGAAACATTCAAAGTGTTCATCCCTCATTATCGAACTCCAGATTTTATGGAAATGGCTCGAGTTATTCAAGGTAGTGAATTGTTTATAACATCAATGAGTAGTCCTTGTGCTCTTGCGTTGGCATTGGGTAAAACAATGATGATTGAAACACGTAAAAATGAAAAACACGAAAGGTTAGAAGTTAACTATCCTTTCAGATTAAATATTCAATACTTTTAAGGAAAACAATGGAACATTTTTATCAAAACATATCTGGCTGGTTTAGCTATGAATACATTTACAAAGACATAGTAGAACAGGCAGATGAGGACAGTTTATTTGTAGAAATTGGATCATTTAAAGGTCGCAGTTCTGCTTTTATGGCAGTTGAAATTGCCAATAGCAAAAAGAATATTAAATTTGAATGCATAGATCCAATGGATTTAATGAGTCATTATGCCGATTCTGCTATAGAAAAACCTGAAGAGTTTGTAGGATATAGTGCTGACGGATTTCGTGAACGTATGAAGCCGGTTGAAAATTATTATACATTGATACAAATGACCAGTGATGATGCTGTTAGCCGTTATGAAGATGGCAGTATTGATTTTATAATGATCGATGGAGATCATACTTACGAAGCAGTTAAAAAAGATATATTAAATTATTTTCCTAAGATGCGTTCAGGCGGACTTATGACCGGTGATGATGCATTTGATCCTGAAATTCAAAGGGCATTTCGAGATGCTCTTGATATACTAGGAGTACAGGGAGAGATTAACGGAATACATTTCTTTATCAGTGTTCCATGAAAATTGCGTTGATTACCGGAGGACAACCTAGATTTACATACTCCTTCATAGAATTTATGAAGCAATTGTCTATGTATAACGTTGATCAAGCAGACTTCTACATGACCTTTTGGAATAGTAGTTGGGCACAATCCGAAGATGAAGCAAGACGTAAGATAGAAAAAATACTTGAACCAAAGTATAATCTATCAAAAATACAATTAATAGATTTTCCATCTTACGAATTGCCACCTGCTAAGAAAAATCATGAACCTGCTAAAGAACATAATATTCGTTGGTTTTATGAACGTAGGTTAGGAATGTGGAAAAGTTTATCATTGGCATTTGATTCAATTGATCAAGATTATGATATATACATAAGATTTAGACCCGATGGCAGACTTGAAGATTCATTAGATCTTCAAACAATAAATTTAAAAGATCACGACTTAGTAATGCCAAGTTTTCCTCGCCATGGATATAATTGGTATCCAATATGCGATCAATTGGCAATAGGTACAAAACAAGGAATGAAAATTTATTGTGATTTAATAAATCATATGAATGAATACATTCCTGATATTTGCTCTTATTGGGAAGATAATGGTCATGATTGGGCATCGGAATATCTATTAACACACCATTTAGTTACTGTTAATAAAGTAAAAATGGATGTAGGAACTTATAAATCAATATTGGCACCTTACGGTAGGTCCAAATTTACTGACAACCATATAGGATTACCTATTGCGCAGGATCCAACAGATGAATAAATTAATTATATTTGACTTAGATGGTGTACTAATTGAAAGCAGAGAATTACACTATCATTCTTTAAACGATGCCTTACGAAGCATTGATCCCTGTTATGTAATTGGTAGAGATGAACATCTATCTATCTACGATGGATTAAACACAACTAAAAAATTAAAACTATTAAGCGAATCAAAAGGTTTACCTACTGAATATCACGACATGGTTTGGCAACGTAAACAAATTGCTACTTTTGAATTAATCAAAAAATTTCCAGTAGATGATAAATTGGTAGATATATTCTCTAATCTTAAACATCTTGGTTATCAAATTGCTATTGCCAGTAACAGTATTAGAGAAACAGTTAAACTTAGTCTATTGAAAATAGGAGTAATGGAGTATGTTGATTATTATGTAAGTAATCAAGATGTTACAAATCCTAAACCCTATCCAGAAATGTACTGGAAATGTATGATAGCCTGTAATGCTCTACCAAAAAATACATTAATCATAGAAGACAGTCACATAGGCAGGCAAGGCGCACTAGACAGCGGAGCGGTATTATTAGCGGTAGAAGATTCACATGACGTTACATGGGATAAAATTAATAAGAGGTTACAACAAATGAATTCAAATATGACAACAAACAGTATTCCTTGGAAAGATAGTAAATTAAATGTATTGGTTCCTATGGCTGGAGCAGGTAGCAGATTTGCTCAACAAGGATATACATTTCCAAAGCCATTGATTGAAGTGAATGGTAAACCAATGATACAAGTTGTGGTAGAAAATCTAAACATAGAAGCACACTATATTTTTATTGTTCAGCAAGAGCATTATGAAAAATATAATTTAAAATATCTTCTTAACCTAATTGCTCCCGGATGTGATATTGTACAAGTAAATGGTATTACAGAAGGTGCCGCTTGCTCTACGTTATTAGCAAAAGATTATATCAATAATGATGCTCCTTTAGTTATGGCCAATAGTGATCAATACGTAGAATGGAACAGTAATGAATGTATGTACGCATTTACCGCTGACGAAATTGATGGTGGTATATTAACATTTGAAGCGACACATCCTAAGTGGAGTTATGCTCGAGTTGGCGACAATGGATTTGTAAGCGAGGTTGCTGAAAAGAAAGTTATCAGCAACGAAGCCACCGTTGGAATTTATTATTGGAAGCATGGTAGTGATTACGTTAAATATGCAGAAGATATGATTGCTAAAAACATTCGTGTTAATAATGAATTTTATGTATGTCCTGTTTTTAATCAAGCAATTGAAGATGGCAAAAAAATTAAAGTAAAACGTATTAATCAAATGTGGGGCATTGGTACTCCAGAAGATTTAGATAATTTCTTAAAGAATTATAAAGAATAAAAATGGATTATATATTATTTGATGTTGGTGCTAATTGGGGTACTGACAGTTTAGAAAAAACTAGGATTGATCCTAGAATATATTGTTGGGCATTTGAACCGACACCCGAATTAATAAATCATTTAACTGACAGCAGTAAATTTTACGCTGATAGGTATTCAATACAACCGATTGCGTTAAGTGATTTTGATGGTACAGCACAATTTAATATTGCAGATCAGGCCGATTGGGGTTGTAGTAGTCTTAACAATTTTTCTGATAATTTAAATCAAACATGGCCCGGTAGGACAGATTTTAAATTTAACAGAAGTATTACAGTTACAGTACGTAGATTAGATACCTGGTTCAAAGAAAATCCTATTCAATTTGATAAAATTGATTATTTTCATTGCGATACACAAGGAAGTGATCTAAAGGTATTACAAGGCATGGGAGACTATATCTCGTTAATACAAGAAGGTGTTGTAGAATGTGCTCGAGACGAATCAGTAAAGCTATATAAAGAAAATCATACCAGAGCAGAAATGGTTGAGTTTTTAACTTCTAAAGGATTTGTTATTGTTGTGGAACACAGTAATGACATACATTCAAATGAAATTAATTTACATTTTAAAAAAGCATGAAACTTATAGCACATAGGGGACTTCTCAAAGGTCCTGATAAAGAATTAGAAAATCGTCCAGATCGTATTAATCAGGCTCTTAAATTTGGATACAACTGTGAAATTGATGTACGTTATATTGACGGTAAATGGATGCTCGGACATGACAATCCAGATTACGAAGTCGACTATGAATTTTTAGAACAACCTGGTTTATGGATTCATGCCAAAAATATAGATGCTTTATATGTGTTGGGTGCTGATGCTAAATTGAATTTTTTCTGGCATAACACAGATGAATACACTCTAACCAGTCAGGGATATATTTGGACGTATCCTAATATGACTCTTACTTCAAATAGTATTCAGGTATTGCCAGAATGGAAGGATCCTGAATTTAAAAATATGAATTGGAATTGTTTTGGAATTTGTACGGACTTTGTGTTTGATGTCGAACGTGCCTATATTCAAGCCCATTGACCAAAATCAGAGTGATATACACCATTTATTTCGTAGCCCATACTTCTTATATGTACATCAAAATTTACATAAGAAACTTGTAAATTATTTTTTATTAGATGTAATACTAAAACTGTTTCGGGATGAAATATGTGTCCTTCCCTATTATATTCTAAAATATGATTTACAGCATTGCAATAAATTTCAATATTTTTTGTTGAAGAAATAGCAAAAAAATCATTAATAAGAATATTAAATTTTCCAAATTTATTATTGTCTGCTGTAAAGACTGAATCTGGTTCAAACGCTAATTGAAATTTAAGTGCTTCAAAATTTATTTGATTGCGTATTTCAATATCGCATCTTGTACGTATAACCAGATCGTATTCTTCTTTAGTCTCTTGTCTTAACAAATCAACTTGATAAAAACTGTAAAACATAGGCCATGCTCGTTCTGGATATACTTCTACAAGATGATCAAGATGTGGAATTTCAATTGAGTTTTGATCTTCTAATTTAAATCCCTTAATACGATGATGAGCAGGTAAATTGCTACGTATTTTTTCCAAGGCCCAATTTGGATCAATGTTTCTCCAATTAGGTGCTACTAATTTCATTCCGTAAGAATCAGTTTCTCCTGGAGTTTCTTTCCATAGATAAAAATACCAGTCTACTTCGTGTGGAATTAATTGGGATACTAATGTATCAAACTCTTTACTAAATCTCGGAGAACCTGGAACAAGAACTGCTATTTTCACTCAGTACCTTTCAGCAATAAATGTAGCCTCTGGTATACGTGTATGTGTATTCTTACTACCTAGCAATACAACAATTCTACGTCCTAGGTCTGTATCTAACATCATAACAATACAACCACCGCTAGCACGAATATATCCAGTCTTACTAACAATAAATTCAAACCGATGTCCTATAACAGGATTGGTGTTATGAAATACTGTCCAGTGTTTTTTGGTACGAATTTTTACTTCAGAAGTTTTAGCGGCTTCTCTTATTTCTGAATAATTTTGTGCTGTTTTTACCAGTGTAATTAATTCTTCTGCTGTACTTACATTGAACACACTTAAACCAGTTGGTTCTATAAAGTGTGTATCACGCATGCCTAGCGTTAATGCTTTACTGTTCATAGCCCATACACATTCATTGTATCCGCCAGGAAATAATTCACATAATCGTTTGGCCGCTGAATTGTCACTTTTAATTAATGCCAACTGTATGAGTTCTCTACGAGAGTAAGGTTTTGTTTTTTCATCCAGGTCTTGACGAGCATCGAGTACAACCATAACAGTCATTAACTTTGAAATACTGGCTATACTGCGAACTTCTTTGGCATTTTCACTTTGAAGAATATTACCATCACCGTCTGCTACTAACCAGGATTTGGCGGTAAGTGTTGTACCAAAAGCAACAGAGTGTAGAAATAGTAGTGCTAAGAAAAGTTTTTTCATTCTTTATTGTAATATATATGTTGTGTAAAGTCAAGTATTTATAGCTTCATTTTAATATCACTGTAACAGAACTACCAATAAATACTAACTTAAAAGGGCACGGCATCATGTCAAAAGTATTATTCATATTAAAAAGACGCGAAGATTATAACGCTATTTTACACTCTCATGTAGGATTGAGCACAGGACTCTACAATTCAGCAAATTTTATGAATGAGATGTTAAACGATCAAGGCATTGAATCAAATTTATTTGTGGCAATTGATAATAATTGTATTGATCGACAGGTTCGGGCATATAATCCTACTCATGTTATTATTGAAGCACTTTGGGTAGTACCTAGTAAGTTTGATATACTATGTCGATTACATCCTAATGTAACTTGGATTATTCGTTTACATTCAGAAATGCCATTTATGGCCGGGGAAGGAATGGCAATGGACTGGGTTGGCGATTACAGCACATATCCCAATCTTGTTATAGCCTGTAATGCTCCACGTATGTTGAGTGAAACAAGAACATATTTAAAGGCTAAAAATCGGTGGACAGATAAACAAACTGAAGAACGTGTTATATATCTACCTAACTATTATCCACAAAATTATAAGTCTAAAAAATTAGATAAGAAAAAAGACACAATTGATGTTTGTTGTTTTGGAGCTATTCGTCCACTAAAGAATCATTTATTACAAGCAGTGGCCGCTGTAGGATTTGCTGAAAAATTAGGTAAGAAACTAAACTTTCACGTTAATGCAGGTCGTATTGAAATGAACGGCAGTCCTGTTATTAATAATCTTAAAGGGTTGTTTGAACATCTTAATGATAGTGGACACCAACTTATTAATCATCAATGGCGTCCAAGAGAAGAGTTTTTAGAATTATGTGGAACCATGGATATAGGTTTACAGGTAAGTTTTAGTGAAACATTTAATATTGTAGGCGCTGATTTAATTAGTCAAGGTGTGCCCATTGTAGGTAGTGTAGAAATACCTTGGATAGTTCATCAATGTGCTGCCGATCCTACTGAAAGCAATGATATAATTGAAAAATTAATTTCTGCCTATAGTTGGCCTAAAATTAATGTAATGACAAACCAATGGAGTCTTACACACTATACCAATTCTACTGTAAAAGTATGGAATAAATACTTTAAATAAAGAGGTAATATTATGAAACATAGAGTTAGAACACACAACTGGAAAGATGGTCGTTTAGAAGTTTTAGATTATTGGTTTGAACAGATTGAAGAAGCATTAGGTTTTGCTGATAACCAAACGGATGCTTACCATATCAAAGTGTTTAATGATCAAGGATCAGCAATTAAAACAATTAAGCCAACACCCATAATTGATAGTTACGCCTAATATTATTTTATAGGGATTAAATTGTCTCTAAATATCTCCCAGCCACGTACACAACCCTAGTACCACGTTTAGCATGACCAAGCACCCTGCGAACCACATTAGTGTGGCTTTGCTTCCATCGTAATTTGTTTTGTTGGATTTTCCACGCATCAATAATATCTCCTACAAGATACAGCGTTTCGCATGAGTTATGTTTAAGAAAATTGTTAAGGGCTTCGGCCTTACAATCTTTAGTTCCGAGATGTACATCGCTGATTGCTATCGTTCTATATTTTTTTGGATATTTTGACATAAATAAAGATGTAGTTCACGATACTGGTAATATCCAACTACCCTAACGCTTAGAGGAGCAGTCAGCATGAGTATTTATAAGACAGTCCGTTACAAGAATATTACAGTAAATGGATTTTATATCTATGCCTATTTAAGAAAAGACGGAACCCCTTACTATATAGGTAAAGGTCAAGAATACAGAGCATGGATGAATCACCGAGTCAATAATAAAGGAGTCCATACTCCTAAAGATGTAAACCGTGTAATTATTATGGAGCAAGGTTTATCCGAGGTAGGAGCATTTGCATTAGAACGCAGATACATTCGCTGGTATGGGCGAAAAGATTTAGGAACAGGCATACTACATAACAGGACTGATGGTGGCGAAGGTGGCTCCGGTGCAAGTTCTGGCAAAGCTCGCCCTGGTAAGTTAAACGGAATGTATGGTAAAACTCGTCCTCCAGAGCTTATAGCTAAAGCTGTTGCCGCATCGGTGCTAAACTCAAAAGGAAAAACTTACGAAGAAATATACGGATTAGAAAAGGCCGAGAAAATAAAAAAACAGCGATCTAATTCTATGAAGGGTAAAAAGAAATCTCCAGAGCATGCCGCTAAATCTAAAATAAACGGAATGAAAGGTGCCAAAAAAATAGGTGACGCCCGTAAAGGTAAAACGGCAGAAGAAATCTATGGACTAGAAAAGGCTCGTGCCATGGTTGAAAAACGATTAGCAACTATAGCCTTGAAAAAAGCCTTTTCTGTCTGTTAACTCTGTTATCTAACTGCTTCTGTGTGTTTATGTTTAAAACTTTTCTTAAGAAGTTTAAACCAGAACTTTTTGGCCTTATCGAGTTTGTGCTCCATTTCGGCCTTATTGAGTTTTAAAATTAATTTTCTTACTTTCATGGTGTTACCCTCCTGGAAAGTTATTTATTGGCTAGAGGATTATCGATGGCTTTTTGTATTTTACTATCAACATCTCTGTTGAGTTTTTCTAATCTAGCATCTGTAGCAGATTTTAATCGGTCCATATCGCTACGAACTTTATCCAAATCATCACGAACATCTTTACGCATAGCACGAATTTCACTATCTGTTGAACGCATTGTTTCTTTAGTACTGCGCTCTACGGTTTCGGTTATGCTTTCATTACGGCGAATATCATTCTTAAGATCGTTTTTAATATCACGAGTATAGTCATTGGTCTTACCTAGTGTTTCTTCAATAACTGCTAGGCGCTTGTCATAACTACTCAAATCTGGAGCAGTATATTCGGCGATTTTTTTCTTCATACCAATATAATCTTTGTACACTTCAAAGCATCCATATAGTCCACCTAACAATGAACTAGCTAATGTAAATGCTACCATTAGTTTTGCTGGTGTAAATTCATACCCGCCGATACTGATGACAGTATCTTTACTGGCATACTTTTTTACTGCCGCTTCAGCCTCATCAATCTTTGCGTCAACGCTTTTGATTTCTTCTGTCATTTTATTCTCCTATTTTATATTGCATGTCCAACATCTGTTGATATACACGATCACTGGCCATTTGTCGTAATGCTTGAACATTATCAACTGTTGTTTGATTACGATAAATTTCTTTGGGCTCATAAAAAGCCGCATCTTTTAATGCTACACTATACGATTCAAATCCACGTGGCTGTACGGCCATTGCTTCTAGTGTAACTCCCACTGACAATTCATTCGGTTGTACATTCCTATTAACTGTTTCTGTACGCTGTTCTTGTGTGGAACTCTGTAGTTCAACACGACCCATCATAACATCATTTAATGGATTGCCCGGACGACCTAGGCCACCAAATCCCAATGGAGTTGATTGTATTTCAACATCTAACGATCGGTCAGTCTTGGCAGTTACAATAGGTGTATATTGTTGTATAGTCACAGGTTGTGTTTGTTGTATTGATGCCGTTAACCCTAATCCAGAACCACCTGAGCTCATTGGTGTTAACCCAAAGAATCCACTACTATTGCTATTACTCTTATTAGATGATGTATTATTAACAGTTGGTTGTTGTATCTGTACTTGTGCCTGTTGTGTGTTTGTTGAAGTAACAACTGTTTGAGTAACTGGCGTATTTCCTACGACAACCGAACTAGCCGCTGATGACTGTGTAGGTTGTGAATTAGACATAGCCATTGCGTTTATAGAAGCAATTGCGGTAGTGGCAGTTTCTTGTGATTGTGCGGTAGACGCACTGACCACTGCTTGAGCATTTTGTACTGCCGCTTTTTGTGTTGCTTGTTCACGTGCTTGTGCTTGTTTTAACGCTTGTGAAGCAGTAGCAGATGGTCCTATCTTAGGACTGGTTTGTCCTGGTTGTGTATTAGAAGGAGTTGTTGCTGTAACTACTGTAGTTGACGATTGTGTGGTAGTAGCAGGCGCCGAAGTTGTAGCACTTGCTTGGCTATCTTTGACTGCTTGAGGTACGTTATCTTGTGCGGTAACTGTTCCTGTACTAGACACATCAGCACCACCTACATTAACTGTTGTTACACTGGTCATTGTGGGATTACTTGATGTTTGGCCAGTTGGTGGAGTCACTGTGGTCAAACTTGTAGCTACTGTGGCTTGACCAGTCTGACTGACTGTTACATTATTAGATGACGAATTTGTAGTTGTAGGAACGGTTGGTGTTGTGGTAGGAGTGCCTGGACCGGGCGAAGAAGGGGCACTGGTATAATTCAGTGATACATTGACATCACGCACTCTCGGTCCATAGTATCCTGCCCAGAATCGATTGTCTTTGCCAGTAAACGATACATCAAGACTGCTTACAGATGACAAACCATAACTGGTGGTAAAATTTTGTGTACCTGAGAATGTCTGTAAATTGATATTAGTATTGTTATAATTATAACTATAACTTTCCAGAGTTTGTCCATTGGCACCTTGTAGACTAACGTTGCCAGTTAATGTCCCTTGAGTGGCGCCTTCGTTGTCGATGATCCAAGAATAATTGTAACCGTTGAGTTTAATGCCAGAGCCAGCATTGGCCAACGCTGTGTTAATGCCGATTATTTGCGAAGCGGTACTATAACCCCAAGAAAATCGAATAGTATTGGTATCCTGATTCATTGCAGGTGCAGGACCTCCCCAACAGCACTGACTTACTCCAGCATTGTTGGTATATGTTATTCCGTTCCACCCGGTTGGACTAATCAAGTTGCCAGTGCTAGAAACAACGCCAGTAGTAGGGTCTACAGTTTGGGCTTTAGAAGTGGAACAGTTTAAAAACAACCATGCCAAGCAAAGCGCCAAGGCCAATATTTTTCTTAGTATCATCTTCTTTTGCCTCTTGAGGTTTTGGTAGTTTGTCTGGATTATCGTCCCACTCTGCTTTGGCTTGAACACCAATCTTGCCTTCATAAGGGCAAGGTGTGCCGGCTTGTGCCATAGCATCAAAAACACGACGGTCTTGACATAGTGTAGCAACTGCGGCTACTTTCATTCCCATGTCATACAAACGTCCTGCTAGTTTCAATCTTTCACAATTCATATCGCGAACTGTGCCGCCTGTGCTTACGCCAAAGATCTGTGTTTGTACTGATCCACTTGTGCCAGTTGTACATAGGTCATTGTTACCACCTGACATCATAGCAGGTGCTACCGCAGTTGGCGGAGGTTGGATAACACGTTGGGTAATGTCACTACTGTTAATATTGTTATTTGTCATACTACCGCTTTGAATGTTTTGGTTAATGGCTGTAGTTTGATTGACGTTATTATTATTGTTTGTGGCCGTACTCTGACTTACATTGTTATTGTTATTATTATTGGTCATAGTACCAGTATTGACATTATTATTGTTATATGTCATTGTGCCAGTATTAACATTGTTGTTATTATTAGTATTGGTACTTGTTGAAGTGGACGTATTTTGATTAATATTAGTCATTGTCCCATACTGATAATTAGTGTTGGTGTTATTACTAGTTGATGTACTTACGTTATTATTGTTGTTTGTGTAAGTAACAGATCCTGACAAATTATTGTTGTTATTGTTGGTTACTGTACCACTTTGTACGTTATTGTTTGTATAGGTAACACTACCACTCATAACATTATTATTGTTATTGTTGTTGGTTACTGTACCACTTTGAACATTGTTATTGTTATTTGTGTATGTTACAGAACCAGCCATTGTATTAACATTATTATTGTTATTTGTAACGGTTCCGCTCTGTATATTGTTGTTGGTGTTAACATTTGTGGTGCCACCACTTAACGCGGTATTATTATTATTGGTAATGGTACCACTATTAACATTATTTGTGTTAACGGTGCTTACGCTATTAGAAGTACTGTTAGTGTCAACTAGAGACGAAGAACTATAACCTCCTAAAGCGGTACTTTGGTTAATTATAGTAGGGGACGTTTGGGTGAACGCCGTTATGGATATTATTGCGGCAGTAAGGCCAACAAGTAGTTTTTTAATCATGTTTTTTGCTCCTGTAGCTAGTGATTCTACTACACTATTTACACCACACATTACATGAGTTAAACTATGCTGTTATTTTTTTTACGGTGTAAAAAAATTTACACCAGCAGGTGTGGGAAAATTTACACCTTGTTAGATGATTTTTCCTAAATTAATTAATTTAGCATTTTCGCCAACACCTACTACACAGGCTAGATCATTGTTGTATTGTATCATGGTCCATGTACTGGTTTTATTATTAACCATTAATATATACTTAGAAGTTTCGTCAGAACCTCGCCAAAACGGTATTTCGTCGTATTCACTAGATACATACTCAATAACATTTTTTAAACTGCTACAAACAACTGGTTTGTCTGATTTATATATTTGGGCGTCAACTACAAGACTGGTTAGGGCTAATAGGAACGCTACGGCAATGTTACGCATAGCTACTCCATTAAAACAGTATTTATTCTTTAGGCCAACAAAACCAACTATATTTTTGTAATTCGCGTATTACAACATCTTCTGTAATACTATGTTCCTTAGCAACCATTTCAACAAACATTAACCAGTCTTTTATGTAATATTCATTATCCTGCTGCCATTGCTAGTACATGTTATAAAGATGTTGTACGACCATTTTTCTTTTGAATTTTCGTTGGTTTAGTTTCTTCTTTGGTTTCTTTTAGAAGCCTTTCCGAAGTGGGGCTGGTACGCTGTGGCACCTGGTGTATTGGTGATTTAGATTTGGGGATTCTTCTAAACCAACTCATATATTTTACAATTCTTCCCAACCTAAAAACTGCGGATTTTTTAAATCCTGTACCCTAACAGTTGGGTTACAGGCAAACATGCCATTCGCATATCTAATATATATCAATATGCGAGCATTTTCTGTGCTTTCAGGACGGCCAATTTCGGCCTGAAACTTTTGACTTGTTCCTTCAGCTTCTTTGACATCGCCTTCGTCTGTGATAGTACCGTAATAAACATTCTTTAGGGTCAAATCACTGACTTCTGTAATTGATGGTACATAGAATATGTTGACATCGTTTACATAAAAATATGGTTTGTGTCCCATGGCCAACACAGTATCAAGTTGACGATCTTTTGCTAGATGGTCAACCATAATGTCTTTGAACATGTTTGATACAGCACTATACAGTGGCTTGGCCAATTGTTGTTCTGTGCTGTAGTTTGATTGAAACCAATCACCAAATACTCTGTGCCACTTTTTGTTAGGAACAACAGCAGCCATGATTTGTTGGCGTGTGCCTGTAAAACTGGATTTGCCCATACAGGTCCATGTGCCTTCTGCTCCCGCATCTTCATTGACTGCTTCGGGATCATGTCCCATTGGCTGTCCAACTTGTGGAGTGTTAGTATCAACTGGAGGTTTAGTAACAGGTTTATTTTTACCTATCTGATCAGCAGGTTGCGTTACAGCAGGGGCATTGTATTTGATCCAATACTTGTCTTGGCTTTCTCTATGCCATGACATCTGTTCGCCTGGGCCGGCTTTTGCTAGGTCGAGTACCTTTTGAAATATAGCGGCCTTCATTGCGCGATATTCATCTGCTGCATATTGAAAGAAAACATCATTGCCACGTTCTACTGTTAATCCTAATGCTTTAGGAGTTAGGTTTCTTAATGTAATACCTGTTTCTGCTTTAACACTAATACCTTGTATTTCTTCTCCAACAAATTCAATATCAGCCGCACCTTCAACATTAAAATTGTGTCCACCTGCCCAAGCAAATACCTGTGGCTCATGTCCTAGTTTAGCAGAAACTTTGGACATGTAGTACGGTGCCTTAGCGGCCCACTCTTGAAATACTTTAGGATCAAAGTTAGGTGCTAAAAAAGTCACAATGTCTTTGTATACTTTAGCACCTCCATTTTCTAACTTATCCGAAGGAATACTGTTCTGTGGATTCTTTGGATCAAAGGTAGCAGGATCTACACCGCAAAGTCCGCATAATAACCCTACTTCAGTATTGTAGCGTGTTGCTTTGTTTTTGGCCCTGCCCGATGCCGGTGATTCTATCAATTCATTAATACGCATAATATGGTATTTATGCTGTTTCTGGATATTGTATTGTGTTCACAAACTGACGAATTGTATGTTCTTCTACTCCCATATTAACCATACTACGTACAACATGCGGATTTTGTTTTTGATAGTAGCAGTAACGATTCTGTGCCATATGATAATCAGCTACGTCTTGTTGACTATTTCCTACATTTTTTAAATAATAATTTAGACTGTCTTTTGTTAGTTTACATAAATCTTCTAGCTCTTGACCTTCTTGTACGTTACCTGCGGCAACCATATTTTTACTGAATATATGTTTGGCCCAATCTGGCAAATCCCTAGGTTTTGTCCATCCGTATTTTTTACCTTCTTCAGCAAACCATTTCATCATATAATGATCAGTGTCGCCGGCATTACTGAAATCATGAAACGCACCTGTTATTTTATTAGCACCACATACAGCATCAAAACCCCAAATAGGACTTGGATCATTATAGTGTGGAAATACTGTGGCATGTAATATATAAACTTTATGAGTTTCTCTACGATCTATTACCTGTAGATGTGCTCTACGATAGCGAAGACTTTGATACAAAGAATTTTGCCAATCGTAATCATCAACCGAATCCTCTAGAGACCAACCGGTGTTTTCAAACTGAGTTTTTATGTGCTCAGAAAGTTCTTCAATTTTATTCCAAACTGCTGTCATAATCCCTCATCATACGAATTGCCCAGTCAAAGGCTACGTTTGCTTCTTCTGCCATATTGTCATTTAATTTGGCACGAATGTTTGTCATTAAAGTCATGGGATCGCTAAATTCTAAATTACGATGACTTCCAGGCACAATTTTTTTAATCATTTGTCCACCAAACATGTCTCCCATGTGCCATGTATATAGATGTGCTATTATTTTGTCTGGTTCTTTACCAATAGAGATTAGATAGTTATAATAATCAATTACTATAGTACGGAATGAATGCTGTTTATTTTCAGTATTCATTTCTTTATAATCCATATATAGATAAAAAGTTCTACGCAAATCTGGCAAATCATTTAGCAATAAATTAGCACCTGCGGCACCTTCAATTGCTCCGTAAAATAGCCATTTTTGATATGTCCAATCAACCCATAGGTCTTGTGGTAGTGTGCGAGCAAACACCGCTTTCATAAACGGAGTTGTTTCTGCTTCTTTGTGTTTTTCTGCTGTTAGTTCTTTTAAACTCAATTCTTCCTCACTCGGGTTCGACTTTTAAAACCAAAGGAAATCCATTTGATCTAGCCATTTGTGTAGCGTCGAGTGCTTTTTGTTCAGCAACTTCATGCGTATAAACTCCAGCAACTGCTGATCCTTTATTATGTACAGCAAGTGTTAAATCATGGGCTGCTGATTCAGAGTATTTAAATACCATCACTAACATAGCTATTACAAAGTCTACAGGAGTATGATCATCATTGTATATAATGACTTTATACTTTGAAGGCTCCTTGATAAGTCTACGTGTCGCTGATTTCTTTTCAACTACGGTTTCTATTGTCATAATGATATTTAATGAAGGGGGCCGAAGCCCCCAGGATTATTCGGCCTTAATTTTTAAAACACGTGGTTTTAAAGACTCGGGAATAATACGCTTTAGTTGGATGTAAAGAATACCATTTTTGATACGTACATCACCAACTTCAATGTGTTCGGCTAGAGCAAAAGATTTTGTGAAATCTCTTGCGGCCAATCCACGATGTATGTATTCTAGTGTATCTGATTGATTATCAACATGCTCGCCTTTGATGATCAAATTATTTTGATCAAGTTCAACTGTAAGCTCATCTTTATCAAATCCAGAAACTGCGATTTGAATTTCATAAGTATCCTCATCATATTTGGCTATGTTATGTGGAGGATAATTATTTTGTATTTGGTTTGCGAAACGATGCTCAAAGTCATCAAAGAATCGATCAAACCCTACCATTGCTCTGTTTAGTTGATTTAGAGCATTTGTGTCAAAACGTACTAATTGTGTCATTTTATTTTCTCCTTAAAAAGTAAGATAATTTTTTGTAGCCCACCTATTGGCACTACAATTAAGACGCTTCTTTAACTTCAGCGTCTACAACATTTGGATCATTTGATCCTTGTTGTTCGGTTTGAGCTTTTGCTTCTTCAAGTACATTACTAACATTGAATAACGCACTTAGTTTATCAGCAATAGCCTTTTTGTCATCTGTTTTAATTGCTTCTTCAAGATCAACAATTGCACTGTTAATTGCTGATTTTTCTGTTTCGGCAATTGAAGCAGATTTCATATCATTTCTAACTCTGTGAATATGTGCTTCGGAATTATTTTTAATTTCGATTAATTCACGAGCCTCTTTATCTGACTCAGCATTGAGTTCAGCATCTTTGATCATCTGTTGAATTTCAGTGTCTGTTAGACCACTGCTACTCTTGATAACAATCTTGTTTTCTTTGCCAGTGCTTTTGTCTTTGGCAGATACATGCATAATACCGTTGGCATCAATATCAAATGTAATTTCAATTTGTGGTACGCCGCGTGGAGCAGGATCAATACCTTCCAAACTAAACTCACCTAACAACTTGTTGAATTTTACAAGTTCACGTTCGCCTTGGAATGCTTTAACAGTTACACCAGGTTGATTATCAACCGCGGTACTGAATGTTTGACTAGCCTTTGTAGGAATAGTTGTATTCTTTTGAATCAACTTGGCCATCACACCGCCCATTGTTTCAATACCTAGGCTCAATGGAGTAACGTCTAATAATAGAACATCTTTGCGATCTCCGGCCAATACACTACCTTGAATAGCGGCACCTACAGCAACTGACTCATCTGGGTTCACATCCTTGCGTGGAGCCTTGCCAAATAAGCGTTCAACTGTTTCTTGTACCTTGGGCATACGTGTCATACCGCCCACTAGGATAACTTCATCAATGTCATCTACAGTAACACCGGCATCTAACATAGCAGTTTTACATGGAGCAATACTGCGTTGGATCAATTCGTCAACTAGGCCTTCTAGTTTGCTACGAGTGATTTTGATGTTCATGTGCTTAGGGCCTGTAGCATCTGCTGTAACATAAGGCAAGTTAACATCTGTTTGTGATGAACTTGAAAGTTCAATCTTAGCCTTTTCTGCGGCTTCTTTTAGACGTTGTAATGCCAACACATCTTTGGTTAAGTCAACACCTTGTTCTTTCATAAATGTGTCAACTAGATAGTCCATTAGGCGTTGGTCAAAGTCTTCACCACCTAAAAATGTATCTCCATTAGTTGACAGCACTTCAATTTGCTTGTCTCCATCAACATTGGCAATTTCAATAATACTTACATCAAATGTACCACCACCTAAGTCGTAGACCGCAATTTTACGATCTTGTTTATCTTGTTTATCAACGCCGTATGCTAGTGCGGCGGCAGTTGGTTCATTAATAATACGTAGTACTTCTAGTCCAGCAATCTTACCTGCGTCTTTGGTTGCCTGACGTTGACTATCGTTGAAGTAGGCAGGAACAGTAATAACAGCCTGTGTTACTTCTTCTCCTAAATAGTCTTCTGCTGTTTTTTTCATTTTACGAAGAACTTCGGCACTGATCTGTGGTGGTGCTAATTTATCTCCGTTTGCCTGTACCCATGCGTCACCGTTTTTGGCCTCGATGATTTTGTAGGGCATTAGGTCTATATCTTTTTGTACGGCTTCTTCTTTAAACTTGCGTCCAATTAGACGTTTAGCCGCATAAATTGTATTCTTAGGATTTGTAACTGCTTGGCGTTTAGCACTGGCACCAACTAAAATTTCATCGTTGGCATAGGCAACAATACTAGGTGTTGTTCTAGCACCTTCGCTATTTTCAATTACTTTGGGGGTTCCATTCTCGATAACAGCCACGCATGAATTGGTGGTTCCGAGGTCAATACCGATTACTTTGCTCATAATATTCTCCTTTGTTAAGCAAGATTGTTTGGACTCTATGTCCGGGTGTAGTAGCCATTAGGTCTATTACGTATGTATTTATTATAGATGAAATAAAAATATTTGTCAAATGGTTAAAAAATTAACATTTCCAAACATAAATTTTATCGTGTTTCTTTTTGCCTTTCTTAAGGGCATCTGAACGCTGTCCCATTTGTTGTAATAAATCTTCTTCTTCATCACAGGGTGTTAGCCCATACTTTAAAGCGTCATTATACATTTTTGGGCTAATATTAAATGCTACGTGGCCACCGGGTTTTATATTATCTACGCACTTTTTCCACAGTGGGATAAAAAATGTTTCATAAAATGCTCGATCACTAGTCCATTCTTCCATGTGCTCATACACTTCTAAATTAATATATGGCGGACTAGTTAGTACAAAATCATATTCAATTTGGCTAAAATCTACATCTAAACAACTCTGCCAAATCATGTTTAGTTTAGCAGGATTACCCACTTCAAACAATGAGTTATCAAATCCTGTTTCGGCATTTAAAAATGCCATCATATCAGTATAAGCAGGAATCATTTCTACATTGGTATCAATACCTGTATAATTTATACCTAAACTCCATGCTCCTAACATACGCCCGCCCCAACCGGCTGTGGGATCTAATACTGATGTGGCTTTGTATTTTTTGTATAGATATTTGGCTGTTGTGCTTTTAAACATAACAACACTACCCAAATTAATTCGAAAACACTCAAATATATTACCAGCGGCAGTACGTCCACCTCTATTGCGTTGTTTTGTAGACTCTACCAGTTTGGTCCAAGCCGTTGAGTCGGCATATATATCATAAATGGTTTTTCCATCTTTTCTGCGGCACTTTAACAAATTTTTAAATTGGTGATGATATAAAAATGGATTACCGGCAAAGTTGTTGGCATTAGTACTGGCATCAAACTTGTTTAAATTATCTAGATCTTTACGTAGTTCTGCCGTGGTAATATTTTTGTGATTTTCAATATCACTTATGGTTACAGAATTTAAATGTAAGTTTACAGGTTTTAATGCCATTATGTATCGCTTTCAACGTGATCTGCTCTAGGAGATATTTTTTTTAGATATGTTTCTTCATAAGATTTTTTGGACTGCTCTAAATCAATATCAGTTACACTTGATTTTCTTAATGCGTCTAAAATAGGATGTTTAAGTTTATCCACAATTCTACGACTCATATCTTCTAACACAAGTTCTATATTTTCACCTTGAGCAATACGCATAAGTGCGTGACCGTGTTCGTATTTCTGTACACGGTCTGCCCATTGTTCAAGTGTTTCATTGGGTTGTATTCTCATGCCCAAGTTAAGTAAAATTGTGCGAGTTCTTTGTCTGTACGTAAGTATATTCTAGCATTATATAGGTCATTTTGCCAAGCCCAATGGGCATTTTGACCTAACGCTTCTGCTACTTTTTTATCATCTAACCAAAAATCAATCTCTTTACTTGGACCCCATGTGTTCCAACACCATTCTCTTATACGTAAAAAATCCTGCCTGCGACTGACCATTGTTTGCCCACGTTTTGGTGAAATAACATATTTCCAATCAGAGTAACCTTTAAAACGTGCGTCTAATTTTCTTTTAATATATTCCATTATATTACGGTTTCCAACCATGCTAGACAATCGGGCCAATTCCTATATACATGTGCTAGTCCGCCGGCGTTTTCCCATTGAGCACAGTTGTCTGTTCGATCGTCAATTAGTATATCGCCGGGCTCGCAATGTTTCCACTTGTCATCACTATAAGGTCCAATGAATACAGGAATGTTTGGAAAGTGTTCTTGTGCCCACATTACCTTATCATACACAGCCCAAGGCATGTCATCACTTCTAGGCAAGGCTGTTAAAAATCTTATTTCTTTTGCTTGACCTTGGTCTACAAGATTTCGGCAATAGGCAACTAATTCTTTGGCACCAGGTTTTAATGGAAGAAGTCTATAAAAACGACTATGAGATTTTAAACGATTCCAGTCTGATTCTGGTATACGTTCTTTGTATTTGTCGTAACGCTGTCCCAAAAAGTTTTGTGCTGATTCAAACCAATCAGCAACAACGTCATCCATGTCTAAGTAAATTATCATTTTTCATCCAACCAATCACACTCGCCACTGTATTCTTTTGAAACTTCTTCTGTAGTAGGAGTTCCAAGTACTGGCCTACTATCCCATTTACGATGTTTAAAAGGTCCATCAACATCAACATAATGACAGAAAGCCTGTAGTTGTTCTGTTCCTTTGTAAGGTTCTCTCCAATGTGCTAAATGATCGCCTCGATAAACTAACATATCTCCGGGCTCTAGTATAGCAGAAGTAACCTTACCGTCATACCCTTCTATGTATATAGGCCAAGGTTCATCTGGACTATCAATTGTTATTGTAACAGAATATTGACAACTTTCTCTATCTTTATGTTTTCTTAATATGTTATCGGTGTAATACATTCTTGAATATGTATATGTTGGATATAATTTTTTATTGGTAACTTCTTCTACTTTATCTTGAAGTAATAACATTAAAGAATCAAAACATACAAGACCATACCACGATAAACAATTGTCAACCATCCTATCGCCTTGGGTGGTTAATTCGGTATTGTTTATTTTAGAATAATAATTCATTTGATCTATAATGATGCGTATTTGAAGATTTAATAATTTTGCTGTTTGCCGACTTATGGCTCCTCTAACAATTTCAAATCCTTTTTCTTGGAAAGTCATATAAATCCTACTGTAAACAAATATTTATAAATGCCTAGCTCCACATCAGCATTAACATGGTGTAGACTTTTCCATGTATGTCATGGATCCCACCTTAATCTAAACCAAACTCGTTCTTTTTCATCAGGTATCCTCCAGATGCTTTGTCCGTCAAGTTTAATAAAAATACTGGCATCTTGTAATTTATTTTCGTCACACCATTTGTACACAGCATAATCTAGATGACCTGGTAGCATAATATCTCTTGAGTCTGCGGCTATTTGAAAACCCTTCCAGTCTAGAAACTTTTTGGTCTTTGTCATTAACCACTCCAACGAAGCAAAAATAATACCAAATCTTTTTCATGCTTAAACTCAAACACACCTTCACCTACAAACCGCCATCCTGGTCCATATGCCCCAGTAGCCCCGAGACCGCCTCCAAATGTTTCCCCACACCATTTTATACAAGGTAGCCAGCCTTGATATCTAAACTTACCATTTACAATTTCATTCACAGGTGGCGGTATACTAGCCACCTGCCAACCTGACAGTTTGTTTTTCATTGATACTTAAATTATACTTGACCAGTAAAAATTAAAATAATCCATACTAGAGCAAACACAATACAAAATACTGCTACCTGATTTTTGCGATGGTTATATTTTTTTACATCTGCTCCACAGGATGGGCATTGCCCATAAAGTTGATAAGATTCAAAGTTTGATGAAAAGTTATATTTACATAGGTGACACTGTACTCTCATTTTATTTTCCTTTACAAAGATTTAATAATGTACGATACTGTTGATAGGCCTTATCAACAGTAGGATACTCGTTTCTAACACGTTGTTCATTTCTATATTCTGCCAGTAGTGATTGATCTTGTTTCAATCTTTCTTCTTGTGCTTCATAATGTTCCAATAGAAATTCAATCTGTTCAATCTTATCCCGTGGCATCAATATTTCCACACATTCAACTTCTTCTATGTTCATAGACATATCTTGATAAAGAGCATCGTCGCTAATAGTCACACTCCAGGGATTTATTGCCATGTATTGTCTGTTGAACCTACGCAGTCGTTGATTACTTGAGCGAACACGCATATCAAATCTATTACAAAATTGTTCAAACTTTTCCATTTTTATAATTCTCCCAACTGCTACCTTTTTGACCAGGCTCATTACTACCAGAGCAGGCATTGCGATGATCAGTGGCATGTGGACATCTTTTGTTGCCACAGGTTTCACAGACAATCATACGCATAACGCCTTCGAACGGATTGTTTGGTCTACAGGCTTCACACCAACAATCTGTATTGTCTTTATTAAACATAAACATCTAAATTATTTCCCAACGTAATACTATATCTATAATTTCCATATTCAATATGTTTCTTTAAATTCAAATATTGATTAATAGCAAGATAATCTTGATACTCATGTAACTCATTCATCATTATACGTTTTTTATGCCAATCCTGATTCTTTGTTCGATAATATTCATGTACCTTTTGATTATGTTTATCCTGAATATGATCACGTTTAATCTCTTGACGATTATGCATCATTGAGTTATCAAAATGCGGATGAGGTACACTGATAGGTATCTTGAACATAATTTAACTCCACCTTAAAGAAAACCATGTAGCATCTCGGCCACGGGCAAAGTAAAAGGTTGCATCACGAAAATTCATATTCCAATGCCAAGGTCTATCATTATCAACTGTGTCTCTGCTGACAGCTTCTGGGCCAATGTTTTTACAACACCAATCTACCATCCTGGAGATTTCCAGACTTTTTATATGTACTTCAGCCGCTATCATGCCCACTTCAAACAAAATAATGTCATGGTTGCCTCATTGGGTAAATCCACAGTCATACCCTTTACTTCTCCACCGTATTTACAACACCAATCAACTAAATCATCATAGTTATTGACCCAATATTGTACGTCAGTTAATACTACCATATGGCTATCGAGGTCATCAGTAGAAACGTTAGAAACAACAAAACGTTGAGTTTTCCAATGTTCAAATATATCAGTCATGAAAACCTCAAAATAAACATGGTGCTATCTGCTTCATCTCTAAACCAAAATCTAGCATTGTTCACATACCAACGTTGGTCTGGACTCCATGCGCCAGGCTGGTCTGAAGTACCACTAGGACCCAAGGTATCAACACACCATTGTACCATATCATTCCACTCTAATGGTTCATGATAGTGAAGCCATCCAGTTGGCTTTACAACAAAGTAGGCTTTTCCTAATACTGTTCCTACTTCGGTGTGTAATCGATACAGGGAGGTCAGGTTATCCAAATATGTTCATCCCAACGTGTTTGAGCTTGACCCAGGTAGCAATATATATCTTGCCGCCAATGTCTTTCCACTTCTTACAAAAGAAATAATCTTCTGAAAGATAGTTGTCAATACTTTTATCTACACCTGTATCAAAATAAACGCCAATGCGTTCACCATAATTTCCATAGGAATGTTCTACACTGGAAAATGTTTCCACATGATTAGACAACTGTTCAATGACGTTTCGCCTAATAAGCATACAGCCGGTTCCTCCATCCTGTACTTCTACAATTGATTTTTCAGTGATGGAGTCGGTCTCGTACAGTTTATTGTAAACTAATTCAACACTGGCTTCAGATAGGCCTTCTACAGGCACTCCACGTTTTACTGCTTCAACTGTCTTGTCCCAGAAGATATGTTTCTTTGGATACACTCCACACAGTACATCTAGTCTTGCTTCTACCATGCGTATGATATCATCAGCATCAAACACAATATCGCCATCAATGAACAGTAGGTGTGAACAAGTTGATTTTAGAAAATCATGTACCAGGGTATTTCTAGCCCTTGATATAAGAGCATCATTGTAGATAAATCTAAAATCAAATGTCCAACCTTTGGCTGTAATTTTCTGTATGAAGGCAATGATAGAACACATGTAATGTCCATTACATTGACCTCCATACATAGGGGTTGCTATGAATACACTGGGCTTAATATTAAAACTCATATTTCAAACTCCAAGTTAGACTCAAATCCGTTACCACTTTCCCAAGGAATGTAACCACGTGGATTAGACAGCACACGAGTACTACCAATCATGTAATCAACAGGATCATGCATGTGTCCATGTACAGCATATTTGATATTAGGATAATCTAAAATAAATTCGCTGAGTTCACTGGCATATCCGCCATTCATTGTTGTATCATGTTTATACTTTTCATTAACACTCATGAAACTGGGAGCATGATGTGTAATCAGCACCACAGGCTTATGTGTATTTTGTTCAAGTACTGATTTAAAATACTCCACTGTTTGTTGATGTACCTCAGCAGTCCACTCAGGAGTAAGTTTGTAGTACAGACCTTTTTCAGGATAGTAATTTTGAATAACCTTATAGTCATTCATTGCGCTTTTAAGATGCCAAGCAGTGACAGGATCACCTCGATTAAGATCAGTCCAAAGTGTGGCACCTAAAAATACCACGCCATTGTATTCCTCAAATTCATTTTCAAGTAGCGTAACATTGGCAGGCAACAACTGTTTCATGTCGCTGTAAGTTTTATGCAATGAGTGTCGGTAATGTTCATGATTGCCTAGCACATAAAACACTTTGGTGTACTTGGCACACTCAACATTAAAAAATTTTTGTATATCAGGGAGATTTCTTAAGGAACGATACTCGCAGATATCGCCAGCAAGAATTAGTACCTCACCGCCGGGTAAGGTTACATTACTGTTGATGTCTAGGTGTAGATCTGATACAAGATTTATTTTCATACTGCAATTATATATTATTTTTATGGTTTTGTCAATCAATAAATACTTATATTATCGAGGATATTATGATCAATAAAATTAAAAAAGCACTTTGGTTTACAGCAGGCATACTATTTCTGGGTGTTGCCTATTTAGGTACAGTAGTGCCTGGGCTACCTTGGTCAACTCCAGCACTTTTAGCCACTTGGTGTTTTAGTAAAAGCAGTGAACGCTTTCATAATTACATGATTAATCATCGTCTCTTTGGACCTGTTATTCGTAATTGGGGTGAAGGTCGTGTATTTCCTAAACTAGCAAAATGGGCTATGTTTTTAAGTATGGATTGTAGTTTAATTATTGTTTATTTTACCACAAATAATGTCAAGGCAGTTATTGGAATGAGTATATTCTTTGCTCTTATACTAATTTGGGCAAGTCGTTATCCCGGTAGTCGAGAAGAATCCGACCGCCGTAAAGCGGCCGGAGAGAAGCTAGGCTGGTTCAAATAACTAAACCGGCACTCCAAAAAAGTTATAATGATTTTCTAATGTCCAATCGTGCGGAGCATCAATGGACTGTCCATTAAATGTTTCGTATCGAGCATCAAATACCTTAGTATAACGATCAAAGAAATTCCAGTAACTTGGAGTCTTATTGTTAAATCCGCTTTTACTCAATAAAACATCATTTTCTTTACTGATCAAACAGGTTGGTGGATTCATGGCTTGACGGATACTAATTCGATCCTGAATTAATAAATCACGAATACGACTTTGAGGAATCATGTGTTCAAAAATACAGTTATCTAGCTCTACTCCTATCTGACGATAATGTGAACCGATACTGCCTTCAATCATATAATTATGACTTCGACGCAACAGTAAATCAATTGCGTCTCTTATAAGTCTTGCCCGTTGATCAAGAACAGTTAAATTACGATACATAAACACATATCGTTCTACTTCTGATTTGATAAAATCTTCAGTGATGCGATATGAGTCATCATTTCGTTCTACCATTACCTGACGATAATTGATTTCTTCAAACCCTTCTATTGCGTCTTTAAGCAAACTCATAATCTACTCCTGTCAATTGAGACTTGTATAAATCAGCATGATTAGGAATTAAAGTACTATCAACCCATAACCCTTTAGATAATTCAAAATCAGAGCCATCACTTGGAATAGATAATGCTCCTCCGTTGAGTTTATAAACTTCACGCATAAACTTAAACATACACTCAGGAACATTCCATGTATTGGTACGACTGACCCATTTAGAATGACGACTAGCTGATTCTTCAACATGTTCGCTATTTGGAAAAGATTTAGCAACACCTTGACACACCTGTCGCATCCAATCTCTTGGCATTTTTTTACCAAGTGTATTAATCACAGTATTCATATGATATAACCCAATGTAAATACCATTTTGAATCTTTGATTGCTTTGGCCATGTTTTAACAATTGCTTCAAGAATCTGTCCGGCTACCTTACCAGTTTTATCAGATGCCATAGGCTTATAGGCATAATCAAAATGACTCATGTAATGTTTTTGTCTTTCTGAAGCTGGAATTACTTCTGGCTTTTCAACAAAATCAATGCCTAACCGATCAAACTGGGCCTGTAAATTGTGCGCCGGAATGGTTTCGTCATCCTCAACCCCTAACTTGTATAAGCGTAGGTTGTTGCGATGAAAATCAGGCTTGCCAATTTTCTTAATTGTACTGTTACTGGTACGAAATGCGTAACTAGGAAATTTTGGATCATTGTCAACTACAACAGTGACATAAATTTCTTCAAAACCAAGAATAGCCAATGTTACACAACGATGTTGAGCATCATATACAAATAGTTTTTTAAACTTAAAAATCTGTTTAGCTTCATTGATGAGTTCGACTAGATCTGGATAGGTATTACAAGCGGCAGGTTGGCAAATACGATTGTCCCATTTTTGTAACAAAGACAACAGTGTTTTAATAATAACATCTCGTTGTACTTCGTAGTCAATCCATATAATAGATACTGGAACTTTTATTCCGCCATACGGAAATCTGTAGTTTGAATTAAAAACTCTACTTTTTAATTGTGCCAGTTGTTTGTCTGTTACACCGTGTTCATCTTTCAGTTTCTGAAGTATTTCTTTAGCAACATCCGACAGTGAGCGCGAAATTCGCTTTATCATTTGTATTTCCTTTTGTATTGATTAATAAAATATAACTTAATTTTTTAAGTTATGTATATATTATACTATTGGTAAAACCAGTTGTCAACTCATTTTGGACGAATTTTCAATTTTGCGTAGATATTTTGGACACCAACTGCTTGTCTAATAGCATCTTGTAAGGCATCATGTTTACTGCCAGTGGGCATATCTGGATCATAACCCAAATCAAACAATGTGCGGGTATCTCGAAGTTGCCAATAGTTCCAGGGCAAGGGTCTGCCCATTTGGCGTAGTAGATTTTCAATCATGACCAAATCAAATGTGGCACCGTGTGACCAAAATGCATCACAGCCCCACGCAAACTTATGGAAACGGTCCATAGCTTCTTCTAATGGAATTCGATCTTGATCCGAAAATGCTTCTTCCATAATGGCAGGATCTTGTTTTGCCCACCAATCCAATGTAGCAGGATCAACAAATCTACCCAACTGATCTTGGTCGTCTATGCTGATACGGAAGTATATTTTATCACCGTAGCCATTTCCCCAAGGATTAAAATGGACAGCGCCAAGTGTTAAAATAACAGCATCTGGAGTAACTGCCATTGTCTCCATATCTACCATCAGATGTTTTGCCATGATATTCTTTCTATAAAACTATATTATAGCAGAATATCTGGACTATGTCAATACATTTTTTTGGGTAGGCTTTGGTCGCGTAGTTTCTTATTCCAGCGAGCCTTTGCGGCTCCTGCTTTACGTTTTCTAGCGGTTGTGGGTTTCTCGTAGAACATACGTGCTTTTACTTCTTCAAGTAGACCAGAATCGTCTACACGTTGTTTGAACTTTCTTAACGCTGTCTGAATAGGCATGTCGCCCACTATAACTTTTAATCCGCGTACCTTGTCTTTATTTTGTCGACTCATTGTTTACTTTTTCATCAAATATTAGTTTGGCAGGTTTTCCATCTACCGTTTCTTTATTTACTACTATTTTAATTAAACCTCTATCTACTAGGTTTTGTGCATCAAATTGATAAGGTAGTAGTGTTTTTTCTAATATATTTTTGAGCCCACGAGCGTTTGTTTTAAGTTCTTTGGCCTGTTCGGCTATACTTGTTAACGCACTATCCTTAAACTCTAACTCAATACCATCCAGTTCAAAAATATATTGATATTGTTTAATTAGACTGTTTTTGGGTTCTTTAAGTACTTGTACCAACTGTTCAGTTGTTAATTCGTCTACACTAACTGTAAGTCCAAAGCGTCCAACAAATTCAGGAATAAATCCATATTTGATAATGTCTTTTGGTGTGATGTCGTGTAATGATATAGATTCTTCTTTTTTACTGGATACTGAAGCATGAAATCCAATACTGCCTTTGTCAATCCGATCCAACAAGATCTTTTCAAGTCCAACAAATGCTCCACCACAAATAAACAATATGCTAGAAGTATCAATTTCCTGCATTTCGCTATTGGGATGTTTGCGTTTGCCCGAAGTAGGAATACGCATAATACTGCCTTCTACCATTTTGAGTAGGGCCTGTTGTACACCCTCTCCACTTACATCTCTTGATATTGATACACTTTCGCCTTTACGGGCGATCTTATCAATTTCGTCAATGTAAACAATACCACGTGCAGCCTTTTCTACATCGCCATCGGCGGCATTGATTAACCGTGTCAATATGCTTTCTACATCTTCTCCCACATATCCGGCTTCTGTGATGCCGGTGGCATCACAAATAGCAAATGGTAAATCTAAAAACTCAGCAATCTTACGTGCCAACATGGTTTTGCCACAACCGGTGGGACCTAACAACAACACATTGGTCTTTTCTAACTTGATTTCTTTGTTAGGATGATTGATACGTTTAAAATGTTGGCTAACAGCAACACTGAGTGCAATTTTGGCATCTTCCTGACCAATAACGTATTCGTCAAGATAATCTTTTAGAATAGCAGGATTAAGGCTTCGTTTTTCAATAGGAAACTGTTTAACTTGCTCGTCTTTGAGTATTCCTACACACAACTCAACACAGTCGTTACAAATAGCACTTTGATTCCCAACTATAAGTTTTTCAACTTCTTCCTTACTCTTACCGCAAAAATCGCAATTATGATTAAGTGTTTTAGTTACCAATTAGTATACTCTCTAAAAATGTTTCTATTTGGTCAATTCTGTTAAGATTAATATGCTTATAAATGTCAATTAAAGCAGGATCAGTTGCTCGGTAGTATACATTGTTTTTACTCAATATATA